GTCCTAGCGCCCGGGCCGCGAGGACCTCATCCTGCGTCGCCAAGCCGGCATCGCGCTGGACGACAGCGATCGCCCAGGCATCCCAGGCGTCGCGAACGAAGACCTGGCGTTCGGCAGGCTCGCTCATCGCACCACCCCCCACCGCCGCAGGTGCGCCAACACCTCCGCCAGCGACGTCGCCAGGCACCCTCGGGTGCCCCATGCCCGCAGCCAGGTCTCCTGCTCGTGCCGCAGCCGTCCCGTGCCATCGGGGCGTTTGAGCTCGACGCCGATCACCAGGTCGGGCCGGACGCCGATCACCAGGTCGGGCAGCCCCGGGCGCTCCCTGTCGCGTTCCCGCGGCGCCCGGTCCGGCCGGTGGTACCAGCAGAGCAGCGCGCCCGACGCCACGAGCTCGTCGAGTACTCGGGTCACCTCGGCGAGAAGATCGCGCTCCCAGCGCGCCGCACCCTCGGCCCGCACCAACTCGTCGATGGTGCGACGGCCCCGCCGCGGCGCCTGCTGCTCGAGCAGCTCCGGCCGCACACCACCCCAACCGCCGGTGGCCATCAGGCTGCCCTCCGTTCGTACCGCCGGCCGAGCACCCACCCGCCGGGCCGATGTTCGACGCGCAGCTGCCGCCCGTCGCTGCCCCGGTGACGCCTCTCGGTCCCGACCTGGCGCTCGACCAGGCCGCCCCGCTCCAGCTCGCGCAGGATACCGCCGAGGACGCAGCGCCAGCGGCTGCTGCAGCGCGCCCGCAGGTCGAGCTGCGCCTCGAGGTGGCGCGCCTCCACCGGGAGGCCGTCGCAGGCCTGCCGCAGGGCCACGGCATCGAGGACCTCGCCGGCAGTGAGGGGGTGGTGCATCAGTCCTCGCCCCTGTCGTCCGGAGTCTGCTCCGACTGCATCTCGGCCCGCATCTGCTCCGCCTTCGCCTCGTCGTACGTGCCGCAGCGGCGGTCGCCGGGGTACCAGCAGCGGACGTCCAGCCCCGTCAGCGCCTCGAGGCGGGAGAGCACGCGCCCCGGCTTCACCGGGTCGGTGGTCATCCAGGCCTTGCGGGCGAAGGCCAGCCCGGCGGCCCGGTCCAGGTTCGCCGTGACGATAACCGGCCGCCTGGCGTTCCACCGGGCGTCAAGCACCGCCAGCAGCTCGTCGAGCTCCTGCCGGTTGGGCGTGTGGGCCAGCACGTCGTCGAGCAGCAAGGCCTGCACCGAGCTCAGCGCACCGACGGCCTTCTGGTGCTCGGCCAGCTGGCGGGAGAAGTGCAGCGCCGCCAGCGTCGAGCACATCCGTTGCAGCGAGCAGGCAGCCACGCTGACCCCCTGGTCGAGCAGCCTGCGCCCCAGCCGCCCCAGGATGGTCGACTTGCCTGAGCCGCAGTCGCCGTGCATCCACGCCCCCGGCCCGCCCGGGGTCCAGGTGCGGGCCCAGAAGATCGCCTCGCTGCTCCACTCGTCGGCCTTGATCTCGGGCTGCTCCAACAGCGCGGCGTCGTGCACCCGCCCCAGCCGCTGCTGCAGGTCCACCAGCTCGGCGGCGCGCTCCCGCTGGCGCTTCTCGTCCTCGGCCGCCGCCAGGCCGGCGTCGCAGGCAGCGCACACCCACCGCTGCGGGGGCTCCAGGGGCCCGCTGCAGCGGTAGCAGCGGCTCCTGGGCGCAGCGAAGCGGCTCAGGCCGATCTCGGCGGCGAGAAGGGTGGGCGTGGCGTCGACGGACATCGGTTCCTCCCCGGGCGCTCAGAACGTCTCGAACTCGGATCCGGCAGGCGGCGTAAGCCGGGGCGGGGAACGCTGCGATGGGCCGGGGCGCGGCACGGGCGATGGCTGCGGGGTGCCGTTGTGGCCGTCCCGCAGCCGGTTGGCCGTGCGGATGCCCATGCCCCGGCCGTAGGTCAGCGTGTCGTGCTCGACCTGGCCCGCCTCGTCGGGCGTCAGACCGGTCAGGTCCACGCCGTCCAGCCATGGCCTGTCCCCGGCCGTAGCATCCCCCACCCGGTCGTACCGGCCGTTCTCGATGCGCTCCCGGCCATGCCGGCTGAGCACCCAGCCGATGTCGGGGGGCCATTTGGTCCGGAAGAACTCCGAGGCCGCCACCCGCCGCAGCAGCGCCTCGGTCTCCCGCAGGTCGCCGGCGGCTTTGGCGACCAGCGCCGCGGTCGGCGCCGACCACGCCCCGGGCTTCACGTCGGGAAACTTCAGCGGCACGAGGATGCGCCGCCAGAGCTCCACAACCGGGGCAGCCCGGGCGAGCTGCTCGGCCTCGCTCGGGACGGCCCGCTTGCGCCGCGGCGAAGGCTCGGCAACCGGGTCGCTCTCCGGCGGTCGGGTGGCCTGTTGGCCCAATGGGTCAGCCGACGGGAGATCGGGTTCACCCCCCTCGGGCAACGAGGGGGGAGGGGGGGTGTTCTTGTCCTGTCCTGTATTGTCCTGTCCTGTCCTGTCAGTCGTTACTCGCGTTACGGCGCGTTGCTCGCCGTTACTCGCGTTACGTAACGTTACGGGCGCGTTACTCGGCGTTACGTCGACGGGCGCTGCGTCACCGTCCGTTACGTCACGGCTCGTAACGGCTCGTAACGGCGGCGCCACCTCCGGCCGCTTCTTGTCGCGGTAGGCCTGCTGGCGCGTCGCGTTCGTCGAGTCCTCCTGGTACTTGGTCCACCCGGGAAGCCGCACGCCGTCCTCGGTCACGACGACCAACCCAGCGGTGACCAGCGCCTGGAGCGCCTCTTCGAAGATCCCGGAAAACTGCCCGGGGTCGAACAGCGCGCGCCGGGCGAGGTGCTTGCCGGTGACGTGCTTGGCCGACACCGCGCCGCCGGCGGCCTGCTCCTTGGCGATCCGCAGCAGCGTAGTGAAGGCCACCAGCCCCCACGGCCCGGCGTCGAGCACGTCGGGGTGGGTGTCGATCGACGAATCCAGCCTGACCCAGCCAGCCATCAGCGGTTCTCCTCTGTTCGGTTGCGTCCGGCGCGCCGAGCCTCGCCGCAGGGGTCGCAGAACATCCGCAGGTGATGCACCGCCTGCGGGCACTGGTAGGTTGCGCCGCACTCGGTGCAGACCTGATCGACGAGGGTGGTCATCCGATGCCGCCGCCAGCAGGCGAGCTCCGCGTAGAGGTTGCACTCGCGCCGGACACGGCGGCCGCAGCCGCAGCGGCAGAAGGGCAGGGGCACGCCCTCGCCTTCGCCCTCGGCGCGCTGGCGTCCCGCCCCGCAGTCGACGCACTTCACCGTGTCCGCCCGCCCCACGCCCAGCCAGAAATTGGCCTCGCCGCAGCGGCCCCTCCAGCGCGCGACGCAGGCCCTCGGGGTCAGGCGAGCGCCGTAGGGCTCGCAGACCACGAGCGGGAGCGGAGTGGCGGGGTGGGCCTGATTCACCACTCCACCTCCAGCAGCTCCATGCGCGTCGTCTCCACGGGCACCGCCGCGGCCCACTGCCACCATCCCCAGACCCGTCCGTCCGTCCCGTTGTCGCCGGAGAACGAGGGGCGCCTCGGGCTCGGCCGGTACCACTGCGGCTTGTGCTCGCCCCACCAGGCCGCCCGCTCCGAGGTCATGAGCATGCCGGCGTGCCCCAGCGCGTGGACCACGCCGCCGCGACTGGCCAGGGCGAGGCAGAGCGTCACCCACTCGATCCAGACGTGGCGGTCGCCGTTCTTCTTGGGCGGGTTGGTCAGCACGACGTCCCAACGCCGGCCGGCCTCCAGTTGCGCAGGCCCCCACTCGAGGAAGTCCGCCTCGACGCGCTCCCAGCGCTCCGGCAGCGCAGCGCAGCGGTCGTGGTGCAGCTCGACGCAGGTGATCCGGGGAAGGGCGAGGCCCCGCTCCGTGGTGAGCACCTCCGCCTCGTCAGCCAGCACGCCCAGCCCGGCGCCGGCGTCGAGTACGCTGCAGGCGCCGAGGTTGTACGGCACCGCGGCGGGCGCGCGCAGGATGGCCCGGGCCAGCCAAGGGGGCGTCGGCCAGAAGTCGAGGTCGAGACGCCGATCCGTGGTGCGATCGAACTCCGGCAGCAGGCCGAGCTGGGCGGCGCAGGTCATCGCGCCCGCCGCGGCCGCTCCCACTTGAACACCCAGCACTCGACCCCGGGGCGGCGCGCTGCGCGCTCCGGGTAGGTCGCCTCCGCCAGTCGCAAGGCGGCGTGGAGGGGAAGCCGCAGACGGGGTTGTCGTCGTCAAGGCTCGATCTCCCTGGCGAGCCACCCGGGCGCCGGCAGCTGCGGTGTCTCGGGCTTCGCCGGCGAGGGCTGCCGCAGCACGGCAAGGGCCTCGCGCAGCGCCGACAGCGGGGCCTCGGGCCGGAAGGTGGCGTTGTAGATCAGCCCGGCGAGCCGCCGGCGCTCCGCGGCGTCGGCTCGCTCCTGCTCGGCCTCCGGGCTGTCCGGGCGGATCGTCACCCGGCCCCAGGGGATGATGTCACCGACCCGCACACCGTTCTTCCGGTAGTACTGGGTGCCGTTGCGGAGGATGAGCCGGCTCGGCGTCAGGCCGATGATCACCTGCTGCTCGAGCCACCCGTCGGCCCACACCGCCATCCCTTCGGTCCACGGGAACAGGTCGGGCTCCGGGGCGCTCCTGGCGGGGCGAGGCAGGGAGTACAGCGGGCTCACGGGATCACCCCCGCCAGCTTGTGCAGGATCTCCGCCTCGATGACGTTGCAGGTCCACCCGGCCGCGCTCGGGTGGCCGCCACCCCCGCGAACCCGGGCGAGCTCGCCGACGTCCACCCCGCCCTTGCGCGCCCGGAGGCTGTTCGTCACCTGCGGCCGCCCCTGCCGCGTCGTGACGCACCAAAGCCACACCACCCGGCCGTCGGAGGCCAGCGCATCGGCGATCTCGTTGAAGTCGCTGCTGGCGTTGACCGCCAGCACCTGGTGGCCGTCGAGCTGCAGAGCCACGGCCTGGCGCGCCGCGTAGGCGACCCGCCGCTCCTGCGCGGCGAGGATGGCCTGACCGGCCTCGACCGTCGCCCGCAGCAGCTCCGGCGCGCCCGCCAGCAGCCCCAGCCAGTGACCCCAGAGCGCGCCCTCCCGGTAGGCCGCCGCTTCCACCGCCGCTGCAAGCGCGCGGGTCTCCGAGAGCACGTGCACCCAGCGGTCGTGGTCGTCCGCAGCTTCGACGATGGCCGGGACCGGGCCCCAGGGGTGGAACATCTTCCACGTCAGCCACGCGGCGCAGTGGTGCGCGGCGCGCTCGCCGTACACCTGCAGCTCGGACCGCACGCTCTCGGGGTGGTGGTCGACCCAGATCAGGGTCTTCGCCGCCGCCAGCAGGTCAGCCATCACCTCGGCAGGCCAGCCGAAGTCCAGCACGTAGACGCAGCGGCCGCGCGCCTCCTCGACCGGGCAGGCGTCGCCGTAGCGGTAGTGGCGCACCTCCGGCGTGTCCCCCGCCTGCTGCAGCTCCAGCCGGGTGATCGCCCCGGCGAGCCAGCCGTCGAAATCCGTGTGGGTCAAGATCAGGGGCGCGGTGTTCATGGTCTCCCTCAGGCCGCGGCCGGCAGGCCGAGCAGCACCCGGGCGCTCTGGATCGAGTACAGGGCGCAGCGCTGCAGGTACGCCGAGGGCAGGTGCTCGGGGTCGGGGAGCTTGTACGCTTCCGCTGAGTCGGGGGAGATCGGGAGGCCGTGGCGCAGGCGCTCGCACTCCGCCTTGTAGCCGTCGGCAGTGCCGCGGGCGCGGGCCAGGTCGATGCGGCCGAGGTCGCGCTCCTTGCCCAGGCGCTCGATGAAGGCAGAGAAGGTCTCGCCCTCCTCGGCGCCGAGTCGCCGGCGGAGGTCCAGGGCTTTGTCCTGCTGATCCTGGAGCACGGCGGCGAGGTCGTTGCGCTCCGCCAGCCGCTCCTCGGCCAGAGCGGTGGCCTCTGCCACGTGGGCCCGCCCTTCGCTCACTTCGGCCCGCAGGGCGGCCGCCTCCCGCACCTGGTCATCGAAGCGCTCGACCAGCTCCTCCCGAGACGCCCTCACTGCGGCCAGCTCCTCCCGCAGCTGCCGCACCTCGGCGGCGACCGCAGGCGCCACCTCGGCGTCCACGGTCGGCGCCCGCCCCATCTGCAGCCGCCCGCAGGCCTTCGCCCACGGCTCCAGGTCGGGGTGCCCGGCCGTGCCGAGGTGCTGCTCGATCAGAATGGCCAGCACGTGGCCCGCGGCGAGGACCTCCTCCACTGGGTCGCGCCGGTCCCGCTGCAGCAGCTCGGCGACGCTCTGGCGCGCTGCGGCCAGCTCCTCGCCGATGGGGGTGAACGGACCGCCGGCCAAGTCGGCGCCGCCGCGCTCCGGCGGCACGGGCACCAGCTCCGGATCACCTCCGGTGCGCGGTCCATCCTGGCCGAGTTCAACCGACCTCGCCTCGGCTTCGCAGCCACCGCAGAAGGAGGTGCCCTCGTCACCGGACACGACCGCGGTGCTCGGGTGCCCGCAGCCCATCGGCTCGGCGGTGACCGGCTGCTCGGCGGGCGCAGCGGCGGCCGCCCGGCCCTGAAACTTCGTCGGCTTGTTCCGCGTGCGCCCGGCCCAGTAGTCGCGGCCGCAGCGGGCGGTGGCGTACTTGGTCGGTCCGCCCCGTCCGCTCGTCGCCCGCACCGGCTTGCCGCACCCGCACTGGCAGAGGGGGCGCGTCTGGGGCGCAGCGCTCAAGGTGGTCTCGCTCATGGTCGCCTCCACTTCGCCCTCGCTCTCGTTGCAGTCGTTGTTCGCTTCAGCCTCACCCACGGCATATTTTCCGGCATCTTCTGCAGACCGATCGCCCTCGCCCTCGCCCTCGCCCTCGCCCTCGCCCTCGCGGCGAGTGGAGATCACGCCCTCGATGCACGAGAGCTCCCAGCTGCGATCGCTGCCGAGCTCGCACACGCCCTCTCCACTGCCCGGGCGCCCCTCCCAGCAGAGCGGGTCTCCGTCGCGGCGCGACGAGGCGCAGGCCCGCAGGCGGAGGTGGCCGCGGCCGCGCCCGCAGAGCACGCGGCGGTTGGGGTCGCCGGCAGCCAGGCACCGCTGGCCCTCGCCGCGGCTCCAGCCCCCGTCGCTCAGCAGGTCGAGGACGGCCTGGAGTGCAGCGATGTCGTCGGAAGTGACCGGCTCCTGGACATCATCACGGAGGACGGTGCTCATTCTTCGCCCGCCTTCCGCTGCGCACGTTTTGCCTCAGAAATCTTTGCTCGCGTCTCCGGGCTGATTGGATGACCCCGATGAGACTTGCTCATATTTTTCCGGGCCTCAGGGCTCGCGACACGGCCTCGACTGGCCTCGCCGACTCTCGCCCTGGTTTCCGGGTCGGCCATCCGAGAGCGAGTCGCTTCTGCCATCTTGGCCAAGGCTTCGGGGCTGAAAACGCGTCGGCGACAAGCCTCCGCTGCCTTCCGCCGCTCCTCCGGATCGGCCATCCGTTTCCGCATGGACTCAGCAACCCTTGCCTTCGTCTCAGGGCTACGATTTCGACAGGCTTCAGCGAGTTTGGCCCGCGTTTCGGCACTGCGATTCCGGTTTGCCTCAGCAACCTTTGCCTTCGTTTGTGGATCTCTCACGGATTGCGCATGTCTCTCCCGCTGCTCTGGGCTACGATTTCGGGAAGCTGCAGACAACTTCGCCCTGGTTTCCGCGCTGACAGCATGTCCAGGCGCACCATCCCCTCCGTCGGTCAGGTTGGTGAGCGAGCAACCAATGGCCCGGAAATGCCTGATCCATGCTTGCTCGTTCTTCTCCCATCCCCGCCCGGCTGATGCTGGATCGATGATCTCCATGACCGGCGTCATCCCATTAGCGAGCAACTGGCGAATCCACCGTGCTTTGTGGGTGTTTTCCCCTCGACGAGCAGATCCCATATGGGCTTGCAGTCTGATCTCTGGCTTTCGCCTCGTCACACCGGCATACCGAATCCGCTGGATCGGATCGCTCATCCTGGGGTCGCAGAGCACATAGATGACCCACTCGGGACTGGCATTGAGCCCAAGCTCGACCTGTTTCTCATCCCTGACCGGGAAACGTGCGGATCGCTTGCGACTCATCGCAGGCCTCCTGCCGTCATGGCGACCGACCTTGTCGCATCCGGCTCACCTCGGCCCGCACGGTCTTCCGCTGACTTCTCGTCGAGGTCCTCGACCGTGACCCGCTCGGGCTGGAGCGCGGTCATTGGGTGACCTCGTTGCCCCAGGAATCCCACCCCGCTCTGTCGCTGCGGGCGAACAGCTCGAGGCGCGGCCCCGGGCTGACTTGCTCGATCAGCGAGTAGCTCTGGTCGGGCTTGGCGCTGTGCCGGGTGCGGGGGGCGAAGAAGACCGACGGCGGACGCCTCTCCGGCGGGGGCACCAGCGCCTGGCCGCGTGTCGAGAGCAACAGCAGCTCGTGAGCCCCGCGGCCGTACTGCCCGAGGCCGATCTGCAGGGCGTCCCGGGCTACCTCGCAGGGGGTGACCCCCATCGGAGAAACATCCCGCAGCTTCACCCAGACGAAGGTCCGGATGTAGTGGAAGCCCAACTGGTCGATCAGCCAGAGGCCGTCGGTCAGGAAGTTGTCGGTGACCCACATCCAGAGGTGCGCCCCGGCGGGGTCGGGCGTGAACCGGCCGCTGCCGAGGATCACGCCGGGCAGGTCCTTGGTCTTCACGAGGGGGTAGTGCCGCTGAGCGCCGCGCACGCACTTGCCGCCGCCCCGCTCCTCCCAGGGGGGATCCATGCTGATGCAGCGGTAGAGCTGCCCGTCCGGCACGAAGAGGTCAGGCTGGACCGCGGTCACGAGAGCACCTCGGCCAGCGTCGTCTGGCGCAGCGGGGCGCTGACCCGGACAGCGGAGGGCCTGTTCATCGTCAGGAACTCGCGGTGGCGCTGCCAATCGGCACTGTGGCGGGTCCGAGCCGAGGTGATCTCGACGTGGTGCCACCCGGGAAGGGGCAGCGGCTCCGCCTCGCTGACGCACACGAGGGCGCCGGCGTCGGCCCAGGCGCGGGCCACCTCGAGCACCCGGGCTCGAGGGAGGTCGTATCCGTACCCGGTGCGTCCCTCGTAAGGCGGATCGCAGTAGACGACGGTCCCGTCCGGCACACGGTCGGGCGGCTGCAGCGCGGTTGCGTCTTGGCGCAGCGCGGCAACCAGGTCGACCGGTCCTCGGGTCAGGGCATCGACGCGCTCTGCCAGCGTCGCCGGCGTGATCTGACACTGTCCCGGGCGGTCCTGGTTGTCTGCCCGCCTCCAGTCATCTCCGGCACCTCGCCAGCTGTTGCCGCGGCGGAAGAGCCAGGCGGCGATTCTCTCGACCCGCCCGGCCACGTCGCCGAGCTGCGGGGGCTTGTTGCCGCGCTGCAGCACCTTCGTCGGGGGGCTGGCCGGGTTCGGGTCGCCCCCCATCCGCCACTCGCCATTCTCGACCACGACAGGCACCGAGGAGGGCGAGTGCGCCTGCAGCGTCAGCCAGGTGGCCAGCCAGTCGACCCGCTCAGCGATGGTCGCCTGATGAACGCCCCTGCCGGGCCCCGTCTGCGCCGCCGCCTGCGTCCGTCCGGTAGCGTGGTCCGAGCAGACCAGGCGCTCGCCGTCATGCCCGACCTGTACGCCGTTGCAGACGCGCCCCTGCAGCACGAGCCAGGAAGCGATCGCTTCGATTCGATCAGCGACCGTGCCGGTGTTGCGCATGCCGCGGTGGTCGGGGTGCTCGCCGCGCTGCACGGCGGGCTTGCCCCGTCCGGAGCGCTTCTCCGTCATCACCCAACCGGCCGCTCCGGGCCATGCCGGGGTGTTGTTGCAGGTCCTGCCCTGCACCCAGAGGTAAGCGGCCACTTCTCCCGGAGCCCAGATCGTCGAGTCCGCCGGCGCCGTCGCGGCCAGCCGCTCCCAGAGCGCTCGCGGGTCTTCTCCTGCCCAGCTGCGCAGGACCTTCGCTACCTGCTGGCTGCAGGTCGGGTCGAGCAGGGAGCCCCAGACGTGCCCCCACGGTCCTGCGTCGACCAACACGACCGCCTCTGCTCCCTGCCCGGGCTGCAGGCCCATGGCGCCGAGGATGGCCCCGGCGAGCGAGGTCTTGGCGCCCATGAAGGAGATGGGCGGGCGGCTGATGCCGAGCAGCCGCAGTCCGACCGCTGCCGAACCGGCACAGAGCTCGACGTAGAGCGGGCAGCGGACGGTCATCCCGCCACCCCCTGCTCGAGCATCCGCGCCACGGCGCGCACCCGCTGGTCGTGGATCAGCTCGGCGGCCGGCCGGGTCCAGTTGATGTCGCCGGCGAGCTCGCGGGCCTCCCGCGCTGCGTCTTCCGCGCTCGGCCAGCTGCGCGGCGCCGCGACCCTGCGGCCGCTGGCGGCGTGGGTGAGCTGCCAGACCGGGCCGACGCGGGTGGCCACGAGGCCGGGCAGGCCGGTCTCCCGCGCCTCCCGCTCCACCCGGGAGCCGTCGCGGGTGTCGATGCGCACGAAGCTGGTCGGCAGGTAGGCCTGCGCGCCTGCTCGCTGGACGTCCTCCGGGCCGAAGGCCTCCGAGCCGCGCTGGACGGCGGCCTCCGCTGCCGCCAGCGAGAGCGGTGCGGTGGACCAGATGCGCAGGGCAGCATGGATCTCGGCGAGCAGGCGGCGGATCATGGCCGAGCTCCCGCCAACGCGGCGAGGCGCATGTCCTCGACAGAGGGCAGACGCCGGTGCCCGACGACGAGGCGCCGCATCCGGACGACCTGACGCGAGTAGAGGCAGTCGTCGCTGTACTGCAAGGCCTTGATCCCGTCGGACCACAGGCACTGCAGCAGCGCGCCCTCCCGCCGGTAGACGATGCGCTGGAAGAGCATGACCTCGGCCGCTGCGTGCCACGTCCACACGGGGTCGGCGAGGTCCGCGTCGTCGTACCTGGCGCCGGCCAACAGCCACCGCCAGACCGACGGATTGACCTGCAGCGACCCCAGCACCGGCTCGTACCAGCCTTCGATGGGCTGCGCCCCGGTCTCGACTGCGCCCTGGGCTGCGAGGGCGAGCGGGTCGACGCCGGCGAGCTCGGCCGCTGCCTCGATGTCCGGCCACGCGTCGTCGAGGCGCGCTGCGACGTCGGAGCTCCAGCGGGTGGATGCGTGGGCGGGAGCCTCGGCGCGAAGGACTATGGCTGCGGACAGAGTGGCCATGGCGATCGTTTGCCACACGCCAGGCCGGGGCAACACGGCGCGGCCGGACGATTTCCGCCCCGTGTTCGGATGTTCAGTGTTTCGTGGCCGGGGCATGGCTACTGCCCTCCCCGCCGTCCGCAGACGGTCAGCATGAGGACCTGGTAGGACCGCAGCGTGGCCAGGCCGGCCGCCTCGATGCGCTGGGCCTCGTCCGCGGTGATGCCGGCTCCGCCGGGGCTCTGGCGACGACGGGCGTCGCTCAGCGCCGACGCCAAGCCACCTGCCGCGTCCTGCGCGTCGAGCAGCAGGTCGAGGAGTGAGCCCTCGACGCCTTCGTCCCCGACGTCCGGCAGACGGATGAACACCCCGCCGCACGCGCCGGCCAGCTCATGGAGGACGTCGTCACCGAGCACCGAGACGAACGCCGGCACTTCGTGCAGCGCCGGCCGGTGGGAAGCCCCGCCGACCTTCTTCTCGACCTCGCGGGCGGTGGTCCCGAGGATCTCGGCGATCTGCTCGCGGGTCCGGCCGGGGTTGCGGGTGGCGTGAATCTGCTCACCGAGCAGGTCTTTGAGCCGGCCGCAGAACTCCAGAGGCCCGAAAGTGGGGGCGAAAGTTCGCTTACCGCGCCCCTGTCGCTCCGACCCGCCGTCTTCTACCCTGGCAGCATGGCACGCAACCGGAGCAGAGGCGGGGGGCCACCCCGAGGGATAGCCGGGCTGACCGACCGGGCGAGCAGGCCCGGCTGTCCGACTACCCCCCGGGGCGGAGCGGGTACCAGTTTGGCGGGGAAGAACCACCCGGGGTCCTCCTGCGGTGCAGAACCGTTGGCTCCCTGGCCCCGGCTCGAACGGGGACTGCCGCATGGGGCAGGGAGGATGCAGGGCGCCGCGCCGACAGGAGCGCGGCCGCTTGGGTCAGGCCGCGTGGCTGGCCGGAGCTGCCGGACGCGGGAGCGGCTCGGTCGCGGGCGTCTCCCCGCACGCCGGGCACATCGCCGCCCCCGCGGGCAGGCCGTCCGGGTACAGCAGCTCCTGGATCGACACCTCGCCGTTGGTCGCGGCGGAGATGCGTGCCAGGAGGTCTGGCCGCCCCCGCCGCAGTCCCCGGGCGATAGAGTCGATGCACTGCAGGCTGACGCCCAGGCCGCGGGCCAGGGCGCTCAGCCGACCGTTCTTCACGTGGTACCAGTCTCGGAGTTTCATATGGCCGAGTCTACATCGTTACGATTAGGATGCAAGCGCAAATCTCAACAGAAAGATGATTGCTCGAAAATGTCGGGCAGCCAATTTGAGGAGATCAACGGATCGTTGTATGTTGGACGGATGAAGATCGGCGAGACCATTCACGAGCTGAGGACGGCGCTGGGCCTCTCCCTGGAGCAAGTCGCAGCCAAGGTCGGCGTCCCCTACCAGCAGATCTGGCGATACGAGCAGCAGGACCACATCGATGCGCGCCGTCTCCTTCAGATCGCCGCGGCCCTCCACGCCCCGCTCTCGCAGTTCCTCGGCGCCGAGGTCGCGGAGCTCGAGGGCGCGGCCGGGCTCACCCCAGCGGAGCTGGAGCTGCGGGATCTCTATCGCGAGGCAAAGGCCGAGGAGCAGCCCGAGCTGCTGCAGCTGCTCGAGCTCCTGCAACGCGACCAGGACGGGCTGCGCCTCGTCCGGCTCTACCGGCTCCTCGGCGACGCGCCGCGCCGGCGGTTGCTGGGGTTGGCGATGGGGGTCGCCACCGAGTCCGGGCTGGACGTGGCCGAGGCGTTGGCGCCGCCGAAGGCCGAGGCCAAATAAGCCGCGGGCGGGCAGCGTTCGGAGGACTGGACCGTGTCAAAGGTGCTCGACGACGAGGAAATCCAGCGGCTGATTGACGAGCCGAAGCGGGCCACGGCCAAGCCAAGGCGCAGGGAGAAGGCTGGCCATATCGAGATCGACTGCGAGGTGGTCGGCGACTCGGAGAACACCTACGTCGTCTGGGCCCGCCAAAACATCCGTCTGGACGAGGACTTCTCCGCCGGACTGCGGTTGAGGCGGAGAGGCGACGAGGACGTCATCCTTCGCCGCTACAACGGCAGTAGCCACTCTCACCCGAATCACATCGAGGACGAGCACTTGCCGCCGGTGTGCCACGTGCACGAAGCGACCCAGCGGTATTGGGCGCGCCGGGGCAGAGCAGATGGTTACGCTCGCATTGCCACCAGCTATACTGACGTCCGCGGAGCAGTCCGGGCGCTGCTCTCGGATTGCGCGGTCTCGGGGATAGCCCCCGAACTGCTGATGCCGACGGCATCTCAGGGTGTACTGCCGCTGGGTAGAGAAAATGGATGAGAGGTTCACTCAGGCGCTCCGGTCCTTGTTGCCATGCGCCAAGCTTCGGCCGCTGAAAGGAGATTGGCTGGCAATCGATTCACTTTTCACCTTTCCAGATGGGGATACTCTGGTGATTCACGCCAAGGAAACAGCCGGAGGTGGCGTCCTGTTGTCTGACCGAGGCCACACCATGATGCAACTCAGTTACATCATGGATGTCGATCGAATCAGGGAGGGACGACGCAGTCACTTGCTGGACATGATCTTAGCCAATCACGGAGTTACTGAAGATGGCGGGGAACTGACACTATCTTGTCCTCTACCGCAGGTTATGGTGAGTTTCTTCTCCTTCGGGCAGGCGCTAACTCGGGTCCATGACGTTGGATTTGCCAGCAAGGCACATGTTGAGTCCAATTTCTACAATGATCTGCAATCAGTTGTAGAGGGAATGGTGAACGAATCCAAGTACCAGCGGGATTACTACGTCGAAGAGATTGAACACGGAGAAATGTACCCGATTGACTACAAGATCGAGGGGAAAGCACCAGGTACGCCGTTGTTTGTGTTCGGAATACCGCACAAGGACAAGGCCCGTCTTGCCACCGTGGTGCTGGAGCACTTGCTCAGGGCCGGGGTTTCGTTCGAGTCGTTGCTGGTGTTCGCCAACCAGGAAGAGCTCCCCCGACAGGACCTCGCCCGACTCTCCAACGTCGGCGGAGAGCAAGTATCTTCGCTGTCCGCCTACGAGGACCTCAAGCGCAAGATCGGGAGGCGTGCGTTGCTCGACTGAACCCGCCCCACCGAACTCCCCGCCCCACCGGAAGCCCGCGGCGTTGCTTGAGCGACCCGACCGTCGCGAGCGGGGCCTCCGGCCCGCATGAGGCCAACCGGCCACCACCCCCGCCCCTGGGAAAAAGATCCTGCGTCTGCTCAAGCACTTAGAAAATACCTAAGCAATTAGTAGGCATTGGCGTTCTTGACCTGAACATTTGTTCTGGTATGCTTTCCCCTACACCGAGCCGCCGCCACCTCCGACGGCAGACCATTCCGCTATGCCCGCGCTGCGCTTCCCTTCGGGGTCGAGCGCCGCGGGAAGGGCGATCTCTACCCGGTCCCCGAGGCCGGGCGCGCTGGAGGTGCAGATGGGGCGGTACAAGGACATCCTCACTCGCAGCCGGGCGCTGCGCGAGCGCGCCACTGCCGGGTGCGCGGCCGCGCCGGCCGTCGACGCGCAGCCAGACGACGACCGCGCCATGCCCGAGCTCGCCGCGGCCTGCCGCGTCCTGCTCCGGACCGTCGGCCTCGAGCAGCGCTGGACCGACCGCGGCCCGGATGCCCAGGCGCGCGCCTGGCTCGCCGCCGGGGATAGCGCCGACGACCAGCCGGCGCAGCTGACGCCCGACCAGTGGACCATGCTGCGGGTGTGCTGGGGGCTCTGGCGCGGCGCGGGTGGTCCTGTCTCCAGCGAGCTATCGGTGCTCCGTCCGGCGTCGCTCGCCTCCCTCTCCTCCTACTGGACTGCACTGGCCCTCGGAGCCGCAGACGACTGGCCTACCCTGTTCTAACCATTTCGATGAAGTTTTCTGTTGCCTTCTCTAATCAGTTCGATTAAAGTCCCCCCATGAGCCAAGGCAGCCGGGCACCGGCGGCCGCGGCTGCGCAGCGAGCCGGGCCAAGTCCCCGGCCGAGGTGACCCCGGGGCGACCCGGAGAATGGGACGGCGGCGGGCAGGGGCGGTCACCAGGAAGGTGGATGTTCTTCTCTCAGACCCCGAAGGGGCCACAGGAGGAGGACGTCCCGGCGAGCTGAGCAGCAACGGCAGCAGGCGACGACGGCCGCGGCCCGGAACAACTTCGACGGTCCCAGACTGCATGCGCGCCGGGGAGGCCCTCCTCTCCCGTGACCGGTGCGTCTGCAGCTTGGGAACGCCGAGGGCCAACAACGACGGAGGGATCCCACGTGGCGCACCACAAACTGGCCGGGCTGCCGGCCGCAGCGCGCAGCTTCGCCGACCACCTCGAGCACCTGCTCCGGACCCGGTCCGAGCTGGGCTCCAACGAACTCCTCAGCGTCGAGGGCGCGTCGCTGATGCTGCTCGAGGAGATCGAGAGGGCAGGGCTGCTCGACCTCTGGGAGCCCGGCCACCTGGTCGACGTCATGGCCGACGCGCAGGTCGCGCCGCCCTTTGCCCCCGGGGTCGCCGCGCTGCTCTCCGACTGGCGCTCGGTCGAACGCTCCCCGGCGGCCATCGCGCTGCTCGTGGACTGGCGCCCCGCCGACAACGCCCGGGCGGGCGCCTGATGGGAGCGCTGCAGGCACTGCGCCGCCTGATCACTTACCGCCGAGCCGACGCCACCCACCGGTTCGACCTCGGCCTCGGCGGGCACCCCTGGCTGCGCTTCGTCGCCGACCGCGACTGGAAGGGGGGCGAGCTCCGCCGTGGCGAGCTGCGCCTCACCTGGAGCTTCGGCCCGGTCCCGCGCCGCAAGCGCCGGCACCACGCCGCCGAGCAGGACGCAGCGTAACCGAGGCAGGACAACGACACCTGCGCCGCGGCGCAGACAGGAGAGACGCGATGAAGCTCGGCAGTACCGTCACCCGGATGATCGTCGGTCGCGGCAGCGTGGCCGCGGAGGTGCGCAAGCTGGCCCCGCCGCCCGGCTCGGGCGTCGACTCGGTCACCATCAGCGCCGGCGGGCAGTCGGTGAAGCTCGACGCCGAAGGCTGGAAGGCCGCGGCGCGGCTCGGCGAGAAGGTCGACCAGACGCTCCGGACCGTCGACCGCGACGAGCTGGTCGAGCAGATCCAGGCCAACGCGGTCCGCCCGCTCACCCACGAGGACGAGGCCGACGTCTCCACCGGCTGGGCCAGCTTCGCCCACCCGCTCGACGTGCACCTCAGCGTCGAGAAGGCGTTCGCCAACGAGTACCTGCTGCTCGCCTACCGCACGGACAGCTTCAAGATCCCGTCGGGCACCCTGAAGCTCCGCCAGCACGAGGCGGTGCTGCAGTGGCTCGCCGAGAACGGCCGCACGACCATCCCCCGCTTCACCCGCAAGATCCTGTTCGACGAGGTCCGGCTCGAGCTGCGCGCCGAGACGCCGGTGACGATCGGCGCCGTGGCCGTGGTCTGGAACACCCTCACGGGGCAGGTCTGGATCTGGACCCGGAGCGCCGCCGGCATCGAGCAGATCGCCGACCTGTTCCGGGCGACCTTCGGGGTCGAGCTGCTGGGCACCGGAGCGCAGGAGACCGCTGAGCGCCTCGACCCGGAGGGGTTGGAGCGGTCCGGGGCCAACTACGCCGAGCTGGGCGCTGACTTCCTGGCCTGGGTCTGGTGGCGCAGCGAGCGCACCGAGGGCGAGCCTCTGCTCGAGGGCGGGGCGGAGGTGCGGCTGGCCAACCGGCTCGAGCTCGACGGGATGCCCGGGCCCAGCGAGACCGCCTACCGCGCCAGCGACCCGGCCGAGATCGGCGAGGCGCGGCTGGGCCTGCGCTCCGGCCGGTTCATCACCAGCGCGGGCCTGGAGCTCGAAGACGGCGATCAGACCTTCCGCTGCACCGTCCAGGCGGGCGGGCTGGGGCTCTCCGCCATCAAGCTGCCCGACGTGCTGGCCAAGGGAGAGGAGGAGCACTTCTACGAGACCATGTTCCTCCTGGAGCGGCTGGACGAGAGGCTCCGCGAGTTGCTCGTCGCCTTCCTCGCCCACCGGCTGGATCCGCGCTGGGAGCAGGAGCACGAGTCGATGCGCCGCTGGGCCCGCGCCGCCAGCGAGGCCGCGCACACGGAGCTGTTCAAGGCCGAGCTCAAGGGCATCGAGGAGCGGGGCTTGGAGCTGCTCGACCTGATCGCCGAGCCGCGCGCCGCGGCCACCGGGGAGGTCGGCTGATGGACGCGGATGCACGGACGACCCGGGTCACGACCCGGGGCGGCGCCGCCGAGGACGTCAGCGGGCTGCACCTGGACGCCGAAGCGGCCGCTTGCTCCGCTGCCGCCGACTACTGGAGCGAGGGCCCGCAGCTGTTCTGCCGAACCGTCAGGGACCGCGTGGCCGGCATGGGCGAGGTCAAACTGGACGTCGAGGTCATCGACGACGACGGCGACGTCACCCGCTGGACCGTCCGCCGGGTCACGAGCTTCGAGGCCTGCCGGGCCGAGGTGGATGGATGAGCGCCCCGACCCTCGCCCCCAAGGAGCTCGCCCAGATCCGTCGCGACGGAAGCGACGCCCTCAACGGCCGCCTGCTGGCCGGCCCGCCGCTGCGCGCTCTCGGCGGCGACGTCCTCAACCTGCTCGACGCCCTGGAGCACGAGCGGATGCTGCGGCAGCAGGCCGAGCGGGACATCGAGCGCGTCGGGGCTGAGAGCAGGCTTCGCGGTGAGCTGCTCGACCGGGTCAAGACCGCCGTCGGGGAGGGCTGGTGGCACGGGGCCGTCGACCACATCGAGCGCCTCGCCGGCACGGTCGCCCGCGCCGCCACCGCCGACTACGAAGCGCCGGCCTCCGACGTCGGTCAGCTCCAGCAGCGCATCGCCGACCTCGAGGAGCAGCTCCGGGTGGCCACCGGGCAGCGCAGGCCGACCGAGGAGGAGCGCATCGCCGTCGCCGAAGCCGAGGTCAAGATCGGGCGGATCCTCTCCCGGCTGGTCGGCCTCTGCCCCGGGTGCCACGGGCACGGGGTTCGGGACTGCGCGGGTGGGGCCGGGCCCTGCGATGAGTGCGCGTGCACGGGGAGGGTCGGGGGATGACCCGCCGCATCCACAGCTGCCTGTCCGTCGAGGGCTGGCTGAGCCGCGCGGTGCGGGCCACCAAGGCCGAGCGCAAGCGGATAACCCTCGGCATGACCGACGACGCAGGGCGCCCGCTGACCTTCGAGCAGGCCTACGAGGCGATGCTGCAGGAGCTACTGCAGGGCCATCGGATGCTGCCTGTCGGCAAGGCCTGCGAGGGCTTCAGCTACGAGACGGGGTGCCCGGGGCATGAGATCGCGGACGGTGACCAGGGGGTGCCCCGTGGGTGAGCCCATCGCTTCCCGTCCCCGCAAGGCGTGGCTGGTGACCGGCTTCGACGCAAGTTGCGTCTGCTGGGTGGAGAGTCGCGGCAAGGCCCGGATGTTGGCGGCTCGTAGTGCCCACGAGGCACTCAACATCCCAATCGGCGATGCACTCAAGGGGCTGTCGGTGAAGCGAAGTCCGGCTCACGACTACCTGACCGGGCATTACGTCCCGTCGATGGTGATCGACGTCGAATACCTGGCGATCGATGAGGCCCTCCGTGGGTGAGCGCACCTACCGCATCCTGCACCTCTTCGCCGGCATCGGCGGAGGCGCCCTCGGCTTCCAGGCCGCGGCAGCGCAGTGGGGTGGCCTCGCGGGCCGCTTTGAGACCGTCGTCGGCATCGACTGCGACGCCGCTGCCTGTGCGGACTTCGAGGCGCTCACCGGGGCCAGGGCCGTCCGCGCTGACCTGGCCACGATGACCCCGGCCGAGCTGCTTGCTGTCGCCGGCGACGAAGCGCCCGACGTGGTCTTCGCCAGCCCCCCATGCAAGGGCTTCAGCGGGCTGCTGCCCAAGGCCAGCGCCGCCGGGGAGCACTACCAGCTGCTCAACCGGCTCGTCCTGCAGGGGCTGTTCCTGGTACTGGAGGCGTGGCCGGCGCGCCCCCCGCGGCTGATCCTCATCGAGAACGTCCCCCGGATCGTCTCCCGCGGGGCCGTGCTGCTGGCGCAGGTCGAGCAGCTGCTGCGCTCCTACGGCTACCGCTTCGACCGCAGCACCCACGACTGCGGCGAGCTCGGCGGCCTCGGGCAGCACCGCAGCCGGTTCCTCCTGCTGGCCCGGCACGAGCGCCAGCTGCCGTCGGTGGTCTACCGTCCGGCGAAGAAGCGGGTGCGCTCGATTGGCGAGGTCCTCGAGCAGCTGCCCCTCCCCGGCGAGGCGTCCGCGGGTCCGCTGCACCGGCTCCCCCGGCTGCAGTGGAAGACGTGGGTGCGGCTGGCGCTGATCCCGGCCGGTGGCGACTGGCGCGACCTGCCGCAGGGCGAGTACGCCGTGGTCGGGGATCCGGGCAAGTTCAAGGGCAGGCCCGGTCTGATAGGCGTGGCGCCGTGGGACGAACCGGCCTCGGCTGTCACCGGCAGCGCCAGCGCGACCGGGAGCAACGGCATGGGGGCCGTCGCCGATCCACGTCCCGGCCGGGTCGTGCAGCCCTTCAACAACGTCTACCGCCTCATGCGCTGGGATCAGCCGTCCGGCGCGGTCACCGCTGGCGGCGGCCCGAGTTCGAGCGGCGTCTGCGTCGCCGACCCTCGGCTGGGCCACGAGCCCCGCAAGGGCGCCCTCCGCATGATCCCGTGGGGCGAGCCTGCTCCGACAGTCACCGGGGCCGCCGGCATCGGCCGCAGCTGCTCCTACGGCGTCGCCGACCCGCGCACCTCCGGGCGCTTCCACAACCAGCTGCGGGTGGAGGCCTGGGGCGAGCCGGCGCACACCGTGACCGGGGTCGATCACGTCACCGGCGGAGCCCCATCGGTCGCCGACCCTCGGCTCGGCTGCTCCCCGCGCTCTGGCGCCTACCGAGTCCAGCGGTGGGACGAACCGGCGAGCACCGTGATCGGCAGCGCGGACGTCCACGCCGGCAGCTCGGCGGTCGCCGACCCCCGCATCCCCGGGCCCGACGATCGGCTGGACCCCGCCCCGGTCATCATCGCCGAGGACGGCACCTGGCACCGGCCGCTGACGACGCTGGAACTCGCCGCGCTGCAGGACCTGCCGATGCGGATGGCCGACGGGTCGCCGCTGACGCTGGCCGGGCGAAGCGACAAGGCTTGGCGGGAGCGAGTCGGGAACGCCGTCCCGGTGGGCACGGCCCGGGCCATCGCCGAGCAGCTGCTGGAGACGCTGCTGCAGGCGGACTCGGGGCTTTGGCTGGTGCCGCAGGGCCACGGCGAGGTGTGGGTCGAGCAGCCCGAGCGCGCGGCGCTGGCGGACGACCGCTGCGAGATGGACACGGTCGGACACCAGTGCGCCTGCGACCGGGTGTGGTGCGCGGACGTGGCAGAGGGCGGGGATTGGTGGCTGAGCCGGGGCTTCGCTGGGGATGAGCTGAGGCCTGAAGCAGGAGGAACGGAACGATGAACCGCACCACTGGCACCGTCCTGATCGTCATCGCCTGCGTCGGTGGCGCCGTCGGACTCCAGATCGTCGCACCGTGCCTCTGGATCGAGATCACCCTGCTGGCGATCGCCGGGCTGGGGTCGCTGTCGTGACCGCGGCCACCGACCAGCTGACGATTCCGGACCCTGTGGTCGACGAACCGACCGCCCCGGCGACTAAGAAGCGCTCGGCCGCGGAGCTGACCGCCGATCTGCGCCTGCGCCTGCGCTCCAGGTATGCCGAGGCCCGTCGGTACGCCGTCCTCGAGGAGGTCGGCAACGGCACAGGGAGCGCCGCCTCGCGCTCCTGCGACCTGCTGGCGATCAGCCTCTGGCCCATGGACCACCTCGAATGGCACGGCCACGAGGTGAAGGCCTCCCGCTCGGACTGGCTCCGGGAGATCAAGGACCCCGACAAGGCCGACGCCTTCGCCCGCTACTGCGACCGGTGGTGGATCGTCGCCGCCGACCGAGCGGTCGTCCACCTCGACGAGCTCCGGGACGGCTGGGGGCTGCTGGTGCCCAGCGGCGACGGGCTGCGGGCGGTCGTCGGCGCGGCCAAACGAAAGCCGCAGGAGGCCCCCCGCTCCCTGTTCGCCGCTCTCATCCGCCGGGTCATGGAGGCCTCGCCGGGGGAGGACGAGCGGCGCGCCCTGTTCCACCAGGCGGCCGAGGCGGAGCGGAAGCTGCGGGACGCCGAGCGAGTCCGGGGCCTCCTGCAGCAGCGCCTCGACGAGCAGCAGAAGGCCATCGCGGACTTCGAGGCGGCCAGCGGGCTGCGCATCGAGAACTACGGGGGCAAGCGCCTTGGCGAGGACGTCGCGCGCCTGCACACCCTGGATCTCGGCGACTACCGCATCGGGGAGTTCGAACGGCTGGCCGGCACGGCTCGCCGGCTCGCCGAGGCCGCAACGGATGCCCTGGAGGCCGCCAAGGCCCTCGGGACGAGGGCAGGACGATGAGCACCACCGGCGAGATCCGCGGCTGCACCCTGCATCGTCCCTGGCCCGGGGCCTTCCTGCTCCCGGAGCGGACGATCCCCGGCGACACGGCGCAGGTCCTGCGTCCGAAGCGCGTCGAGAATCGGGACTGGTACCCGAAGTGGGCCTGCCGGCCGATGTCCGAGGGGACCGCGGTCGCTCGACCCGGGATCTACCTCGCCCTCCACGCCGGGTTGCAGGTCGACGACCGGGCTCTGGTCGAGGTCTGGCGCTGGGGGTGGCCCGAGCTGCGCAGGGGTGAGGCCTCCGTCATCGTCGCCGTCTGCCGGCTGGCCCGCGTGCTGGATTGCGACATGGGGTTCAACCACCCGTTGATCCGCGCGCATCGGCCGTGGGCCATGGGCCGCTATCTCTGGGAGGTCGACCAGGTCGCCGCGCTGCCGGAGCCGGTGGCGTGCAAGGGCGCGCAGGGGCTCTGGCCGTTGCCGCCGGAGGTGCTTGCCCGGGTGCGGATGCAGTGGGCCGCGGCGACGACGAGAGGCGAGTGATGGGAGGCGAGACCCGATGGCCCCTGCGGCAGGCCGCCGCCCTGGCGCGCAGCCTGGTGACGTTCCTGGAGCCGTACTGCGATCGCATCGAGGTGGCCGGCAGCGTGCGCCGCCAGAAGGCCGACGTCGGTGACATCGAGCTCGTGCTCGTGCCCAAGCTGGAGCAGCGCCCCGTGCCCGGCCAGCTCGGGCTGCTGGACGCTCCGCGCACCCGGCAGGTGTCGCTGGCCTGGGAGGAGTTGGACCGACTGGTCGTTGCCGGGAAGCTGGCGCCGGCCACGAGGTGCGGCGACCGCTACCGTTGCCACCCGGCCACGGCGGGCCTGCCCCAGATCGACCTGTTCGCCGTGCTGCCGCCGGCGCAGTGGGGCCCCATCTTCGCCGTCCGGACCGGCCCTGCGGACTTCGGCCGCGGCTGCATGATCCGCCTGCAGCAGCGCGGCCTGCGGCTCAAGGATGGCAGGGTGCTGCGCGGCGATGTCGTCGTGGACTGCCCTGAGGAAGCCGACTTCTTCCGGGCGTGCGGGCTCGTCTGGGTCGGGCCGAAGGAGCGACGGTGAGGGCCCGCCTCCGCCAGACGATCGCCCGATCGTTCCGCCAGGGGCACTGCGTCGCTGAGATCGCCGCCCGCTACGGCATCTGGCAGGCCGAGGTCGAGCAGGCGCTGCGCCGCGAGACGTGGCCGCAGGACTTCAAGCGGAGGCCTCGTCGCCCGAATGCGGGGGCTCAGCCATGAAGCGCGCCGCCCTCCGCCGCAAGACCACCCTGCGCCGCACCGCCATCGGCAAGGTGCACGCGCGCCGGGAGCAGCGCTGCCCCGGCTGCCACTGTCGGGAGCTGGTGCTCGGCCACGGCCTGGTCGCCCCGATCGCCGTCGCCCCCGGCTGCGTCTACCAGGTGATCACCGCGGCGGCGCGGCTCTGCGCCTGCTGCGGCATGGTCGTCCTTTCGCTGGCGCAGCGCCGCGCCGCAGACGCCGACGCCTACGCCCAGCATCGGCAGGTCATCCTCGAGCGCGACGGCTGGCGCTGCCAGCGCTGCGGCCGCGGCGGGCCCGGATCGGGGGTGGCCGTCGAGGTTGCGCACAAGGTCGGCTTCTCCCGCGCCCGCAACCCCGGCGCCACCAAGCACGCGCCCGAGCACATCGAGGCCTGCTGCCTCGACTGCCATTGGGCCGAGCACGCAGGCAGATAGGAGGTCGCTGTGTCACTCGACGCTGCCATCGCCGCGATCGTCCGCGCCGCAGTCGAGGATGCCGTCCGGCCGCTGACCCTTCGGCTGAGCGAGATGGAGGCCGCGGTCCGGGCCGCGCCCCCGGTGGAATGGTTGACCGTCGCCCAGGCAGCGACCATGCTGACCGTCCGTCCGGCCACCGTGCGTGCCTGGCTCGACCGGGGTCTGCTCACCGCCCACGGCACCCGCCGAGCCCTGCGCGTTGCGCGCCGGGAGCTGGTGGCGATGCAGCCCGACGCCGGCGGAGCCGAGGTCGTCGACCTCGACAAGCGGGCAGCCGAGATCGTCGCCCGCAGGAGGGCCCGCTGATGGCCAGCATCTACCCGCGGGGCAAGGCCCTCTGGGCTCACTACTACGAGCCCGACGGCACTCGCCGCAGCGTCAGCCTGGGCCTCCGGGTGGGGCAGGAGGCGGCCGCCCAGCGGCTGGCCGACCTGCTCGAGCAGAAGTCGGCAGAGGAAGCTCCGGCGCCATCACCGAAGACCGTCGCCGAGTGGGTGAAGGTCTGGGGCGCGACCCGCGACAAGCGACCCGGCTGGAAGCCCACCGAGAGCCGTTTGCGGATGCACGTCCTGCCCGAGATCGGCGCCATGCTGCTCGGCGACGTCAAGCCGAGGCACCTGATCGCGCTGGTGCAGAAGTGCGAGAGCGCGGGGTTGGCGCCGCGCACCGTGCGGATGGTCTACTCGTCATGCCGCCTGCTGTTCAGAGCCGCCCAGGTGGCCGAGCTCATCCCGGCGACGCCCTGCGTCCTGCGCGAGCAGCTGCCGAAGAACGTCGACCGGGACGCGACCTGGAGAGCGCTGGCGGTGTTCAACCGGGGGGAGCTCGAGCAGTTGCTGGACGACGAACGGCTGCCGCCGGACGAGCGGATCCTCGTGGCGCTGAAGGGATTGGCGGGCCTGCGCAACGTCGAGGCCTCGGCGCTCCGCTGGAGCTGGTGGGACCGCCTGGCCGCGCCGCTGACCAAGCTGCTGCTCGCCCGCACCAAGACCGGCCAGCCGCGTCAGGTGCCGGTGCATCCGGTGCTCGCTGCGATGCTCAGCGAGTGGGCCCTCTCCGGCTGGGCAGCGCGCTATGGCCGCTCGCCACAGCCAGAAGACCTGATGGTGCCGCGGTCGATCGACCCCGAGCGGGAGCGGACCGCACTCTACAGCTGCGACCATTTCAAGCGGCTGCTGGTCAAGGTCGGCCTGCGCCATCGCCGCGGCCACGACCTCCGCCGCACCTTCGTCACCCTGACCAGAGCAGACGGAGCACGCAGCGACGTGCTCGAGGCGATAACGCACGGCACCCGGGGCAACATCGTCGACGTCTACACGGAGTGGCCGTGGGCGACCCTCTGCGAGGCCGTCTCCTGCCTCAAGGTGGCCCGACGGGAGCGGCGCACGGTCACACTGCTCAGGGCGGCAACTGGTACACCTGCTGGTACAGTCGAGGCTGTCGCCGGACCCACCCTGAGTGAAAACGCCTACTTGAGTGAGCGAGAAAGCTCAGAACAGATGTTCTTCTGCATCACTCGGCGCGACGACGTTTCGAGCGGTCTCGCGCCGCCTGACGTTGTCCGGAGCCGCGGTGACCGGGATCTGGGTGATCGGCAGGTGACGCCTGGAGTGGTTGAAAAGCGCCTCTTCTGTACCAACTGTACCAGCACGCTTCGCGGGGTTTTGGAGCTGATCGAGGGGGGGAGGATCGAGGAAGCGCGGGAGCGGATCCGGGGGGTGCTCGGCGGGAGGTAGCAGCTGCCCCCCTACCCTGTCGAGCAGCGCATTACGAATGCGGCGGCCGATCTCGAAGGCCGGCGGATCTGCGCAGGATTCCTAGGCTACCTCGGCACCAAGCCCGGCACCAGATGCCCCGGGCGGGCAGGGTGACACCGGGGTCATGGCACCAACGTGGCACCAGAGGCGAGGCAGGCGGGCCGGGACGAGGTCTTACGCCTCTGGCTGGCGGGGGAGGAGTTCCGGCGCCTGGTGCGCGGCACTCATCGGCGAAGTGGTCGGCTGATCCTTTCGGCCGCTCGCCAACGCTGTCACGTGGCCGAGGATTTTCGACGTATCCACGCCGAGATTGACCAGGACAAGAATGGACTCCGCTGCCACCCACATCCCGACCCCCACCACCACCCCCCAGCCGATCGACACCATCGACATGCCGGCGCTGATGGCGAACGCTGAGTCGGTACCTGGGCCGTCGATAGATGACGGGGCGAGCATCTTGAGCGCGGAGATCATCAGGAGGACCCCGGACCCCACGCCGCCGAGCAGCGACAGGACGGCCAGGATCTTGAGCAGGACGGAGATCAACGTCAGGGCTGGGTACTTGCGCATGGTTCCTCCGGAGTCGTGGTCGTGCCGGGTACGAACGGCACGCTACCCCGCCGAGAGGGACAGAGCAAGTACCACCCCACCGACGATCCCAACGACCACCCCACCAACCCCCCACAGCGCCCTGGCCGTCCAGTCCGCCGGGGGAGGGCGCACCACCGTCGCCACCGGGCATCCGACCCCCGCGGCCACGTCCCCACGGCACCGGGTCAGCTGCAGCTGCAGCTCGGCCCGCGCGTCGTCGCTGGCCTGCAGGTCGGCCTCGAGGTCACCGAGCAGGCGCACCGCGAGCAAGGCCTCCCGAGCGTCCGCCGGGGTCAGCGCCTGGAGCGGTTCCGTCACCAGCTGGCCCGGCAGGCAGAGCGCCGGCGGTAGGCAGGGCAGCGGGGTCACCGCCTGCGGTTCCTCCGGCGGGTCCGTCCCCGACGACTGCGCCAGCGCGGGCCCGGCGAGCAGCAAGAGCAGCGGTGAGAGCAGCAGCGACCTGGTCATCGGGGGTAGCCTCCACGGTGCGGGCGATCTCAGCGGCGCGGGCGCGGCGCTCGGCCGAGGCGAGGGCGCTCTCTGCGCGGATGAGGGCTTCGTCCATGGCTTGATTGCGGGCACTGAGCTGCCGCAGCTGCCCGGCGTTGTCGGCCTGCAGCTGCTCGAGCACGCGGGCATCGGCGCGGCGCTGGAGCCAGAGCCAGATGCAGAGCGCCGCCAGGGCAGCGGAGACGAGGGCGAGGGCGACGATCCAGCCGGTCACGTCTCAGCCCCCCGGCTGCAGCTTGGCGCGCACCGCCGCGTCCTTGGCCTCCAGCAGCTTGCGCAGCGCCACCGTCCGCTCCGGGCCTGCGTCGATCGTCGAGCAGATCAACTGTGCCAGTTCGCCGAACGGCCTGCTCACCTCTTGCAGATGCTCCGGCAGGTGGGCAAAGGCGAACCACTTCAGCATTCGTTCTCCCATCGTCGACTCCTCAGTCGCTGTACCCGCGCAGGGGCGGCTTGGTCGGGGCGTCATCAAGCAGCCGCCGGGCGAGCTGACGCATCTTACGGGCGGTGCAGCGCTTCACCAGCCGGCGACCGTTGTGGCCGGGGAAGTTGGGGCAGATCTGGCGGGTGATCAGGGCCATCGGTTCACCTGGAGCAGTTGGCCGGCCCCGCCACCGAAAGGCGACGGGGCCGGGGTGGTCGGGCAACCGCAGTCGCCCGGGGTCCGGCGTGGCCGCAGCCAGGCCGGCGGAGGTCAGATCCCGGCGCCGCTCTTCAGCGCCTTGGTCTCCGGCGATTCGATTCCGAGCAGGGAGCGAGCCAGCCCCTGATGCAACGCCACGGCAGCGGGCCCGGAGAGCAGGGCGAGGGTGAGGGCCTCCAGCCAGGGCATCCCCGCGGCCAGCGCTGCCAGTGCCGCCGCGGCGCACCCCAGGGCGAGGGGCACGAGGATGCGCCACCGCTTGTCGATCTTGTCGAGCACCCCGAAGTAACGCAGCAGTGCGGTCAGCAGCGAGACGACCGCGGCCAGCGCAGCGAGCCAACCTCCGGTGCGGTAGGCGTCGAGCACCCCGGTCGCGCCGGAGAGCAGCTGGTCCCCGGTCGGGGGCGGCACGATGAGCGGGGGCATGATCACCGGCTCCGATGCGGGCACGACCGCCACCGGCAGCACCGCCGGCGGAAGCGGCTCGGACGGGGGCACCGGCGCTGCGGTGACCGCGATGGCCGGCTGCTCGGCCACGGCGGGGACGTCGGGCACGGGCGGTCCCTCCGGGCCGGGCTGGGCCATGGCGGTGAGCGGCATCATCAGCGCGAGCAGGAACAGGGCCAGGGGTCTTCCTCGGAACATGGCGATCCTCCTATCCGCCGGCTCAGCCGGGCGGCAATCGCGTCAGTACTTCACCCCGACCTGGGCGGGATCCCATGCCTCGGGGATCGGGGAGCCGCCCTCCAGGGTGGGCGCGGTGGTGAGGCCGAGCTCGGCGAGCATGGGCAGCGCCACGGCCTGCCAGATCGCGCTGCCCGGGTCGGACTGCTTCTCGGCGCAGGACTGCCGGTGCGCTGCGAGGTACCGCACCTCCCCGCCGTGGGCCGCCACCGTGGCTACCGCCAACCGCACCGCCTGCTGCGTGGCGTCGATCATCTCGATCGTGAAGAACTGCTCCCTGGCCCGCTCCCCCGTCGCCCCCTTGGGGGTCCAGAGCGTGCGTTCGTCTCCCTGGACGCCGGCGTACCAGCCCTCGACCTCGATCCCCACGCTGCGGCCGTTCCACCCGTGGCCGTGCCAAAGCAAGGTGTCGCAGTCGTAGAGCCAGGCCGCTACCCCGCTCCGGAGCGCGGCGAAGTGGATCGCCAGGTCGCGCCACCTGGTCCACGGGCCGGGGCCGGCGCAGGCCATCTGGTGCAGGACGACCGTATCGATCCGGCTCCAGCTGTTGCGGCCCCGGCGCGCCCGGCCGGCGTGGCGATCGCGCACGTCGATGACCCGGTCGCCTGGTCGCGCTGCGGCGAGGTATCGCGTCTGACGCTCGAGCAGCTCGACCAGGGCGAGGCCCTCGAGGGCGACGGTCTGCGCCTGGTCGCTCTCCCACGCGGCGAGGGCGGCCGAGGTCTCCGCGCCCCAATGCCCGTCAGCCCCCCACCGCGGCAGGGGGTAGCCCTGGGCGATGAGGGCGAGCTGCAGGCGGAGGGTGAGGGCGGGGGTCACGGCCCACCCCCCGCGGCCCCGGGGCTGGAGCGCCGGCCGGCCTCGAGGCGAGCCACGGCGACCCGGTCTGCCTCCCGCTCCCGGTGGAGGTCCGAGTGCCGGGTGTCGCAGTCCCTGGTGTCGGCCTCCCGCTCCCGCAGCAGATCCATGTGCTGGGCGTTGCACTCGTCTCGTGTGATCAGGCTCTTCATCTGCTCCTGCAACCGCCCGACGGCGCTGCTGATCTTGAACTGGAGCAGGTAGAGCCCGCCCATTCCCCCGAGCACTGAGACCAGAGTGACCGCCTGTAGGTCCATCATCACGCCCTCCACGCCACAAGAACGCCTAGGTTCCGCACCCACAATCAGGCTCGCAGGGCGAACCACGGCTTCCCACGGGAAGCATCAAATGTGAAACTGAGATTCAGGGTCGCAGGGAGGACACCGGCGACGCTCACTGCCGAATCGTAGCCCTCGAAGTTGTCCGCCCCCTCGTATTCGGCAGCGGCGAGGGCTGCGGAGCATTGGAGGCGGGCGTTCACGCCGTTGACTGTCCACGCCCAGATATAAGTCCCCGGGGCGACCGTCACCGGGCCGCCGTAGACCGCGTAGACATGCACGCGGTTGGCAGCGCTCCAACCCGATACGCCATCGGTGGCGATCGCTGCGGTGCGCAGGACGAGGGCTCCCGCTGCGGTGTAGAGCCCGAGGCCTGCGAGATCCGTCCCGCCACCGTCGCTGATCGCCCGGACGACAATGAAGGAGACGTCCATTGCCACCGGCAGCACGAAGCTCCGGGTGTTGATGCGGTTCGCCGCGCCGTTGCCTGTATCTGTGACGTACTCAGTCAGCTGGTCGGAGAGCTTCCATGATGTGGCCTTGACCACGGCCGGCGGAGTGATCCAGCCATCGAGCAGGCCGGCCGCATCCGCCTTCGGGATGGCATTCGCAGCCGGCGTGGCCGTGGCGATCTCGTCCGTCCCGCCGTGTTTGTGTGACGTCGCGTGGGCCGTCGGAGTCCGGGCATTGGAGAGCCGAGCGTCAGTGCCTCCGCAGGCTTGCGTCGCCCCCGTCCCAATCGTCCGGAGGCTGCCGGTTGCCGCCGCCGCGTCCACTGCCATGGCATCAGAGCCGGTCGGCTGGTGAGCCGCAGCGTGGGCGGGCGGAGCGACCTCGAGCAGCCCGACCCGCACCGCCAGGGCAACAGCAGCGGCAGTGATGGCATTAATCTCCGCCTTCGCCCGAGCAAACTGGAGCCGTACTCCCGACGTCGTCGGGGCAATGGCGGGGGGTTGAGTGGGGTCGATCTCGCTGGCCATCCTGATCCCTCAGCCGCAGGCGGCGAGTGAAGTTCTGTCGAGGCGGTAGGCGCTGCGCCAGGCCGAGAGCATCTCGGATGCGAATCCCCCGCGCTCCCATGGATTCCCGCCTTCCGTCCCCGTCCATCGCGCCCATGGGATGGCCAGGCCCCGCTTGGTCCGCTCCCGCGTGATCGACACCGGGACGCCCAGCCGCTCCGCCACGTCCCGCAGCAGCGCCTTCGTCCAGTCCGGGTCGATCTTCAGCCGGGCGGGGAGGGCGACGGCAAACTCGATGATCCGGTGGTCGAGAAACGGCGCCCGGTTCTCCAGCGAATGCGCCGCGGCCATGCGGTCGGCCATCCGCAGCAACAGCTGCATAGTCGTATGCCACTCGGTGCGGGCCATCCCGCTCACGAGCTGGCCGGGGCGCACCTCTCCGGCGCAGCGGTCGACCAGCTTTCGCGCCGTCGACAGAGCACCCGGACCGCCGCGGTTGAGCAACCGGGCGAGCACGTCCGCCTCGGAGCCGAGCAGCTTCTCCCGCGTTGGTCGGTAGGCACCGAGCAGCGGGTCGAGGGCGGCGCTGTCCAGGTGCGACAGCAGCCGGTAGCGGCTGTAGCCCCAGAACAGTTCGTCGGCGCCCTCGCCGGAGAGCACGACGCGCCCCCCGTCCGCAGCGATGCGCTCGAACAGGTGCCACTGGCAAACAGCGGTCCACGTCGCCGGGGTGTCGAGGTGGTAGGCCACCCGGGGCAGCACGGCCCGCAGCTCGGCCAGCCCGAAGCGGACCGGGATGACCTCGCCTGCTCCCGCAGCGGCCTGCCGAGCGGCGCGCATATTGTCGAGGCCGTCGTCCTCGAACGAACAGCAGTAGAGCGCATCACACCGTGCGACCGCCTGGACGATCGCCGAATCGAGCCCGCCGGAGAGCAGCACGGCGACCGGCACCTCGGCGACGCAGCGCAGCCGGATCGCGTCGACGACCAGCGCCTCGAGCTCGTCGAGCGCCGCGGCACGCGTGACCCCCGAGTCCTCGCCCCCGCGCGGCAGCACCCACCACGCCCTCGGCCGAGGGTCCGCTACGTCCTCGAGGGAGCGGATCAGGAGGCACTCCCCCGGACCCAGTCGGCGGACACCGGAGAACGGAGTGGCCTCGAGGCAGTCGAACTCGAGGCAATCGAGCTCTGGGCAGGGCACCTCCCGCAGCTCGCCGGGGAGGGCCTTGATCTCGGATGCGAACCAGAGCTCGCCGCCGCCGGCCCGCCAGTAGAGCGGCTTCTCGCCGGCGCGGTCCCGCGCCAGGAAGACGACGCCGACCTTGAGGTCGACGACGGCCAGGCCGAACATCCCGTTGAAGCGCTCGAGCATCCCGGCGCCCCACCTCCGCCAGGCGCGGGCGACAACCTCGGTGTCGCAGTCCGACTCCCAGGGTTGGCCGTCCGACAGCTCGGCCCGGAGCGCGCGCCAGTTGTAGATTTCTCCACAGAAAGCAACTGCCACGCGCGGCCCAACGAAGAGCTGCGGCACGCAGAGGTCGCTCTGGTCGACGATCTTCAGGCGCGCCGTCCCAAGAGAGACGAGCCCCCACGGTAGTTGGAAATGCCGCTCCCCTGCCGTATCCGGGCCACGATGGCTTAGCCTGGAGACAGATAGACCAGTATTCCCACAATCCGAACCGCCCGGCGGAAGCACAGATCCGACAATTCCGCACATCAGGCCACCTCGGCATTGACAGGCCTAAACTACCTGCTTATACACATCCCGAACTCCTCAGGAGGGACACATGGGCAAGATTATTCCACTCGAGAAGAGGCTCTGGGAGAGAGTCGACAAGTCAGCCGGACCCGACGGATGTTGGCTCTGGACTGGATCGTCGTGCTCTCTCGGGTATGGCCACATTGGAGCGAAACCACGGTTCACCACGGTCCTTGTCCATCGAATAGTCTACGAGCTGACTTATGGTGACGTCCCAGATAGCATCAAAATACTACACAGATGCGACAACCCAAGATGCTGCAACCCCGCTCATCTCTTTCCTGGCACACTCGGCGAGAACAATAAGGACAGATCATCCAAGGGCAGGACACGCAATGCCGTCGGGGAATCAAACCCCCTCGCTAAGCTCACGGACGAACAGGTCAATACGATCCGAACAAGGTACGTCCGCAACAGCAGGACGGATGGTCTTGCCCAACTCAGCCTGGACTATGGAGTCAGCGGCACGCGCATTTCGATGATCGTTCGCGGCAAGGCGTGGAGGCACCTACCTCAGCCGTTTGCACGCACAGACTAGCCCCGCCGACCATGGTCAGCCCTCCGCACGAACCAGAGTTCGTTGCAGGGCCGCTCCGGCATCAGCCGAGTGGTCCAGGTGCAGCCGAGTTCGACGAGGACCCGCTCGACGTCGGCGCGGCGCCAGGTGATCGAGTGCACCCCGATGGCTGCGTCGTAGTCGCGCAGTTCCGCGGTGGCCGGCGGACGGTACCAGTTGATGATCGCCAGCTTGCGGGCCGCCCGGATGAAGCTTCGCAGCGGGCCGGCGAACTCCGGCTGGTGTTCGAACAGCGCCTTGGTGTAGGCGACGTCGGCGACGTCGGGCTCGAGGTCGGCGAAGGTGCCGTGCCGCAGGTCGACCTTGCGGGTCTTGGGCAGGGGGGCCTCGACGGCCTTGGCCTGCACGGCGAGACGCAGCCGCTCGACCATGCCCACGGACCCGTCGAAGCCGACGTAGGAGGAGATCCGCCCCGACTTCAGCAGGGGCCAGAGGTGGTCGAGGAGGTCGAACCCCGGGCCGAAGCCGACCTCGAGCAGGTCGACCTTCCCGCGCTTCCCCGCCTCGCCGGCGATGGCCGCGGCCGCCACGCAGCGGGCCTCGTTGGCGCGGTCGTCCTCGAGGAAGCGGTCGGGAGCGGAGTCCCAGAAGTTCACGGTGCTGGTGCTCATGGCTGACCCCTTGCGGCCAAGGCGGCCGCTGCGCGCTGCTCCGGGACAGCGACGATCCGAACTGCCTCGGGGGCAACTCCCAGGTCAGACGCCCCGGCATGCAGGATGGCCAAGCGGTTCAAGGCCGCCTTGTGCTCCCTGCTGCATGCCGACGGGAGCAGGACGAGCCGGCCGATAGGAGGCGGATTCATCGGATCCTCCGCCCGCGCATCGACACCGGGAACGGCCCGGTCCAGGTGACTTCGTAGCCGGCCATCTCGAACCAGCCTCGGACCTCGGCCTCGGTGTGCCACCACCGGTACTGCGGCGCGTGCCAGTCCAGCGTGTCCGAGATGCACTCCTCGTCGTCCGCGCTGTTGCTGGCGCGCAGCACCTGCTCGATCGGACCCCACGCGCCGGCGTACAGGTCACGAAGCTCCACTGCGTGGCGCTCGAAGGCCGCGTGCAGCGAAGCGGGGGGGCAGGTCCGGGTGATCTCGTGGAGCAGATCCATCGCCGGCTGCAGCCGCTCGTCCCACGTGCGGCAGTAAACCCAGACGGAGAGCTCGCCGCCGATCTTGACCGTGCGCGCCACCTCGGCGAACGCCAGGGCCGTGCTCGGCGTGTGGTGCAGGACGCCGACGCTGAAGGCCGCGTCGAAGACGCCAACCCGAAAGGGCAGGTCGAGCAGCGAGGCCTGCACCAGCCCGGCGTCCGGGGCGTTGGTGGCGGCCGCAGCCAGGCCGGCGGGGGAGAGGTCGACACCGACCATCTGCGCGCCCCACGCCCCGGCCGCGGCGCAGAACCGGCCGCAACCGCAGCCTGCGTCGAGCACCAGCTTGCCGGCAAGGTCGGCTGCGGTGAACCCCGTCTTGAACGTCAGCTGCCCGGCGGTCGTCGCCTGCGGCTTCGGGTGCTGCCTCCAGCGCTGATCGAACCCGAGGTCGACGGCGATCTTGGCGTCGAGGTAGCGCAGCGGCTGCTTCGTCTGGCGGTTGGGTGCCTTCATCAGGCCTTGCAAAGTGGCGCTGTCCATCAGCCTCTCCGCATCGGGCAGACCGCGCACTCCGCGAACCGCACCGGGTCGAGCGTGTCGGCGGTGAGCTGCTCGCGCAGCGCCACCAGTTCCGGGTGAGCCCAGGGGTCGCCGGTCGAGGCCGGGCCGAGGCCGATCCGGTAGGACCGGCAGCAGGGGTGCGCTGCGCCATCGGGGCCCACGTCCAGCGAACGGAACGGGGTCAGGCAGTGGCCCGGGCCGACCGCAGCTGCCGCCGCGGCGCCGGCGCTCGTCGCGCCGCTGGCCCAGTCGCTGATCTCCATGGCCGGGTACTGCAGCCGGAGGGCAGCGACGCGTGCGGCGATGGGCGTCACCTCCGCGTCGGCCAGCCCGTCACCGGCTGCGGAGGTCATCTCCAGCGTGGCCCCCCGCAGCAGGTGCAGGTAGGTGAGGCCCAGCTCGTTGCAGAGCGAGGCCATCCACTCGACCTGGCCGATGTTCTGCCGCAGCAGGACCATGTTGACGCCGACCGCCCGTCCGGCCTCCCGCGGCAGCGCCAGGAAGCCGCGCAGCTCCGCGAGGACCGCGCCGAGGGAGAGCCCCCGGCGGATGGCGGCGTAGGTCGCCGGGTCCGGCGAGTCGAGCGAGACGGTCAAGTACCCGGGCAGCGACGCCAGCTGCGGGAACATCGACAGCCGGCTCCCGTTGGTGATCAGGTTGACCTCGGTCCACCTCGACTCCCAGCGGTTTTGCTCCACGAGCAGCCGGTCCAGCATCCGCCCGAAGTCGGGGTGCATCGTCGGCTCCCCGAACGAACAGAACTCAATCGAGCGCAGCCCTTCGTACCGGTCGAGTAGCGCCTCGAACTCGGCCAGCTTCAGCTCCGGACGGGCGACCTCCTGCCGGCGGGCGACGGCCTGCCAACACATCAGGCAGTCCGCGTTGCAGCGCCAGCCGAGGATCAGGGTCAGGTGCGTCGGGCCCGTCATAGGGCAGCCTCGACGAACTCAGGCGGCTCGCTGCTCGTCATCGTGTAAAGCTGCGGAGGGGTGACGAAGTACCCGGGCAGTCCGACGCCGTCGTCCCCGCGCCAGCTGCATGCGTTCGAGCCGACCACCGCAGGACGGGCGCGTAGCGCCTCGTGACTGGCGATCGTCCCGTCCAGCCAGTAGACCTGCATGTAGTGCGGGTGTGGATCGATGAAGTGCCAGGACCCCGAGTACCATACCTCGGCCGCCGTGTGCCCGTGGACGCCGTCCGAGTGGTGCATCGCCACCATCCGGCCGGGCAGGCCGAGCAGCCGCCTCGCCAGCCAGAGCAGGACCCGCACCATCTGGTCGCACCACCCGATTCCGCCGATCAGAATTTCCAGCGGCCGCAGCTCGCCGGTGTGCTCCGGGCAGCCGCGCAGGTAGGTCCCGACCCAGACGACCAGGCGCGGCAGCTGCTCGCCGAGCGGCCCCGTGCCGATGGCGACCCGGGCGAGATGCAGGTAGTGGTGCAGCGGGTCGATCTCCCGGTGGATCACGACGCCGAAGTTGGCCGCGCTCTCGTCTGCGGACAGCGGCGCCAGGCGCAGCGGCGGGCGGTGGTCACCGATGTTCATCGACCACACCTCCGCGTCGAGCCCGGCGAGCAGCTGGACCAACTCCAGTGGCGAGTACTCGCGGACGTGGAACGCATTGCCCGCGCCCCACTGGTTCCAGTTCGGGGTCGAGAAGAACACGCCGACCCGCGCCACCCGGAGCAGCTGCGCGAGGAAGCCGACGTCGTCCTCGACGTGCTCGATGACGTCCAGCGAGACGACCCAGTCCCAGCTGCCGGAGGGGTAATCCTCGATGCGCCCCGGTTGCACCAGCGGCCCGGCCGGCAGGAGATCGAATCCCTCGCAGACGCAGCCGGCCTCGCGCAAAATCTCGATGCCGTACCCCGTGCCCGCGCCCGCATCGAGCACGCTCTGGCCCTGGACTCGGGCGGCGACCCAACGGTACCAGCGCGCCTGGCAGCCGTTCGGCTGCGCCTTCCGCTCCTCGACCGTGAGCTCGTGCATGTTGGAGACCGGACCGGCGTTGCGCGGCGTCACAGAGCGCGCTCCACGAAGGCGGCGTAGCGGTCAGCCCACGCGGACCAACTCCAGCGCTCGGCGATCTCCCGCCGGTTGATCGCGCCCATGCGCTGCGCCCGGCCGGGGTCCGCCTGCAGCCGACGCAGCGCAGCGACGAAGGCCTCGACGTTGCGCTCGACGATCTCGATCCCGGTCTCGCCCAGGTGCTCGATCTGCGAGTCCCGCAGCTCCCGGTGGTTGCCGCTGTCGGTGGTGATCAGAGCCTGCCCCGCAGCCATCGCCTCCATGGTCGAGTTGGACGCTCCCTCGAACAGCGAGGCGCAGAGCGCCACCGAGCCGCGGCGGTAGAACGCCGGCATCTCAGCGGGAGGCAACCGGCAGGTGTGGTACTCGGCGATGACCAGCGGCGTGTGCGACTGGCGGCAGGCCGGCTCGACGATCGAGTGGAAGCCCTTGACGTCGATCCCGCTGCCGGCCGAGTTGTGCTGCGCATTGCCGTTCCAGCTGGCGACGACGCCCGGCGTCTCGCCGCGATCGAACCGGCGCACGTTGACCGGGTTGGTCAGGTAGACCGCGCCGGGACAGTGCTCCCGCAACTCGGCGAAATTAGCCGCGGTGACGACGTGGAACGCGGCGAAGCGGTTGACCAGGTCGAACTCTGCGGGGCCGGGCGGGGCCATCCGCTCCGGGTAGAACCACTGCGCCCGCAGGGAGCCGAGCACCCGGCCGCGCGGCAACACCCGATCCAGCGGCCAGCGGTGGTACGGGGCGAACACGGCGTCGTAGCCCGCCATGTCCGTGCGGGCCGCTCCACCGCCGGCGACGTAGGCGAAGTCGAACGCGAAGCGGTCGCCGAGGTACTCCGCCATGTCGTGCAGGTTCTGGTCGAACGCCCACCCCGGCACGTCCGCCAAGAGCAGCACCCGCGGCTTCGCACCGGCCGGCTGCGGGCGCAGAGGCACGATCGGCCAGGGGCGCGGCGATCCCGAAGCTGCAGTCGGAGTCGGGCTGACCGCAGCGATGCGGCGGAGCTCGACGACCGGCGGATCCGGGTCGGACGCAGCAACGGCCGTCAGGCCGAGCGAGGCTGCGACCACCTCGGCGTAGGGCAGTCGGCGCAGCGGCACGGGCGGGGCCTCGAGCGCGGAGCGCACCGCCTCGATCCAGCGCCCGGCCGGAGCATCCACCGGAAGGAACGTCGCCGAGGTGCGGAGCGCGGCCCGGCAGCCGGGGATGTCCGACGTCACGACGGGAATTCCACGGACGGCGGCCTCGGTCATCGCCAGCGGATGCACTTCCGCCCGCGTCGGCGACAGGACCAGGAGCGCCTCGCTGAGCCAGCGATCGGGGGTCATCCCGGAGGGGGCGATCGTGACGTGCGGCAGCCGACGCCAGAGGGCCAGCTCCTGATCCGTCGCACGCCCGGGCATCACGAACCACGGGACGTCGAGCACCTGCTGCGCCACGGCGAGGGCGACCGGACCGCCCTTCGCTCGCGAGGCGCCGGGGACCACGATCGCCGAACCGACCGGCGCTCCGCCGCGCTCCGCCGCCCAGGTCGACGGGGGCAGAACGAAGCTGCGCGACCAGCCGCGCTCCGGCTCACCGAGCTCGCTCGACTTCGCCAAGGCAGCGCCATAGCCGGGGGGCAGCGGCCCGTGGTGGTGCCAGTACACCAGCCGGTTCAGCGCCCGCGCCTGTTCGGCGGCGCGCGCCGTGCGCAGCCAGGCCGGGTTGATCGTCGTGATGACGAGGTCGGCCGTCCAGTCGTCGGGGGTGATCAGCAGAGCGCGGGCGAGCCACGTCACGCACCGATGCTGCCACGGGGGAGCGGTGCCCTCCGCGTGGTGGCAGCGCACCGTGTGGCCCAACTCGGCGAGCGTCCATGCCAGGAACGACACGGCGATCGACATCCCGTCCCGCCCGCCATCCGGGCCACCCCATCGGCGTGCGAGCAGGTCGATCCGCATCGTCAGCGCTCCTCGAAGACCACGACGGAGAAGCCCGACGCGAGGTCTTCGCAGGTCACATACACATCGGTCGGGGTCCGGAACGACCAGAACTCGTAGGCGTACCCTGCCGATCCGGGGCTCACGACGACCTGGGTCGTGTGTTTGTCGTGAGGGCGGGCGAGTCGCAGCCGCACGACGTACGGACCCGCACCGTTGAACGTCGGAATCGTGCGGCCGAACTCCCCACCAGACGAGACCCACATGGGCTCGCCGCCGCTCCAGACCACGGCTCCCCATGCGATCGGCACCAGAGCGGCCGTCCCGCGCGGCAGGCCGCGGGGACCACGGGAGGCCTTCAGCCGAGCACCCCGCCCAGGCAGGCCGGGCATCAGCCGAGCACCCCGCCCTGGGCGACGACGTAGCAGTTCTGCGCGACCGCGGCGACGATCGCCAGCGACGTGGAGATCAGCTGCAGCGAGTATCCCGGAGGGAGCTGCAGGTCGAGTTGGACGATGACGGGGTCGGCGTAGAGGCCTTCGGCCTGCGCTGCGACCTCGTGTTGCTCCAGGTAGATCACCTCGCCGGCGGGGGTCAGCACGGCCAGCTGGACGTAGCCGGCGTCGTTGCCGCCGACCGGGGCCGGACGGAGCCAGAACCGGACCGTCTCGATCAGCAGCGTGGTCGACACCAGCGCCGAGTTGGTGGCGATGGTCTCCAGGATCCCAGCCCCCGGCCCGCCGTCGTTGACGTGGGTCGCCTCCATGTAGGGCGTCTGGATGAACAGCGGTGCGGACATGGTCCCTCCGATCAGGAGAAGTGACTGAACGCGTAGAGCTTCGAGCCGATCGTGTCCTCGTCCACGTACAGCCGCGTCGCCAGCACGACCGAGGGGTCGGCGGTCAACGTCAGGGCGTCTGCAGCGTTGGCGATGGCCACGTTGAGCCGGATGTAGGCAGCGACCGAGGCCCCGTCGACCCCCGGGTCGGGCTTGTAGGTTTCCGGGATCAGGGCGACGAGGATGAGGTCGCCCTCCGAGTCGAAAGCGCCGGCCTCGCGCATCGTCCAGCCGCCGTCACCGACGGGAATGGTCGCCTCGACGCGGACCTTGTCTGTCGTGCCCGGGGCGACCTCGACGGAGTTGACAGCGCCGCGCCAAACCTCGTTGCCAAGGGCGACAGCGGCGACGTCGGGCAGCGTGGCCACGTCCCCGACCGCCACCTCGGTGATCTCGAGGGGGTAGCCGCCGGCCAGCGCGTTGGCGATCTTGGCCAGCCCGACGGTGGTGATCAGCTGCAAGAACGCCATCAGAGCACCTCGGTGTGCAGCCCGATCTCCGGAAAGCCGCCGCAGACCAGCGTGGATTCGACCGTCATCGTCTCGCTCAGCTCGAGCAGGTGCGCCCGCACCGGGACGTAGGCGTCCAGGATCTGCATCAGGTTCGCCAGCTCGGTGAGCGTCAGCCCCCGATGCTCAATCAGCGCGTCCACCCGATAGGTGAACGGCGGGTCGGGGGGCACCGACTGCCACCACTCGGTCAGCGAGAGCATGTTCGTCCGGATGTCCCAGACCGCGGCCCCCGCGTCCCACTCGACCGCACCGCCATCCCAGAGCGCCGGGGTCTCCATCAGCTCGGTGACCCGGTCCCAGGCCCAGCGCGTGCCGCGGCGCCGGTAGACGTTCACCATCTGGGCGAGGACCGTGCGCTTGCGCTCAAGGCCGGCAGTCGCCCAGCCCTCCAGATCGACCAGCCCGAACCACCGCGCCGCCTTGTCGGCCTGCGCCTCGGTCAGCGACGGCACGCGGGAGAAGAACGCGCACTGCTCGGCCAGGGCGGCGATCGCCTGGATCTCCGGGTCGAGCGCCTGCACAAGGGCGACGGCGTCGGCATCCTCTGCGACCAGCCCGGCCAGCGCGTCGACCAGGGAGCCGGTGAGGATCGACGTGCTCACGCGGACAGCCCCATGTACTGCGGTGCAACGACGTAGGCGTCACGGACGGCGTGCTCATGCGACGCCAGCGCGGCGAACGAAGGTTCGATCACGTTCACGCGCCGCGCCCCGGCTCCGTAGAGCAGGCCGATCAGCTCGGTCGGGTCGACGTCTCGGCCCAGCGCCGCCTCCTGCCAGTCGCAGAACGCATCCTGCGCCACCTCGACCGCCGCCTGGACGTCGGCGATGACCCCGGAGTCCGTCTGCCGGATCCAGTACTGCACCTGGACGGTGTAGCTCACCTCCGGCGCCTCCAGCACCGTCACCTGGTCGGTCAGCGGGCGGGCCTCGTCGGCCGACACCTCGGCGTCGACCACGCTGATGACGTCGGCGATCACCGCCGGGTCTGCCGAGTCGACCAGCAGGTAGACCTCCACCTCGCCGGGGTCGGGGCTGATGGTCGCTGCGTCGATGACGCGGGTGTCGGCGAGCCGGGCGAGCTGGTTGTAGGCGGAGCGCGGCCCGCAGGTCGTGAAGCCATCGGGAGCGGCGATGACCGACGGCCGGTACTCGTCGTCCGTCTGCTCGTCGACCCCGCCCGCCGTGGCGGTGGTGTTCGCCGCGGTCACCCCGGCGATCGGATCGACCAGCACGGTGATCGTCCCCGCGGGCAGGTCGTTGCTCTCCGGCCCCACGACGGTGCAGCGCGAGGCGCCGGAGCCGGCGAACACCCCGACGGCCAGCGTCAGCTCGTCGACCAGCGCCCAGAGAAACGCGCCGTCCGGCGTGGTCACCCGGTGGCCGGCGGGGATCACGAGCTCCACCGCGGCCACGGTCCGGGTGTACTCGACCGTCGTCGTCGACCCCTCGCCGGCCGGCCTTGCGGCCCCGACAAACGCTCCGAGGGCATCGAGCGCCGCGTCGTCTGCGTCGAACGGCAGGTTGCGCAGGTCGGCCAGCTCGATCAACGTCCGCAGGTGCGACAGGTACTCGATGATCGACTGCAGCAGCAGCCGCACCGGATCGGCCAGCAGCAGCGTGCGACCCGTGATCATGGTGAACCGGGCGAGGACCTCCGCCTCGATCTCCGCCGGGGTCTTGGCGACGGTCATCGGAGCCTCACGGTGGGCGCGAGCTGCCCGTCGATGCCGTTGGCGACGGAGATCGAAGCGACCTCGGCGCGCGGTTCATAGGTCCGGATCTGGACGGACAGCGCAGCGGCCAGTTTGGCCGAGGCCACCTGCACCGGGCGGTCATGCAGCTCGAGCAGCCCGAGCGCGCGGAACATCGGCTGCGACCCGCGTGCCGTGGCGACGATGCTGCGCACGTTCTGGGCGACTTCCTCCGCCGCTGTCGGGGCCCAGTTCATCAGGCGTACTCCTCGAGGGAGAGGTCGACGGCGATCAGCTGCACCACGCCGCTCCCGGAGACGCGGCGCCACACCTCGGTCATCGTCTTCACGATCCAGCTGCCGCGGTCGACGCCGCCCACCATGAACGGCAGGACCTCGCCGGCCTCCGTCGCGCGCCGCAGGACCTCGGCCTCCGCCTCGGGGTCGACGCCCAGCGCAGCGTCCAGCCGGATCCCGAAGCTCATCGTGCGCAGCGACGGGCCGTTGAACTCCTGCAGCGGCTTCTGGCCGATGACCTCGTGCGCCACCCAGCGCGCCGACGTCGTCATGGTCGCCCCGTCGAAGGTCCGGACCAGCGCTGCGGAGGCCTCGAAGACGGTGTCGCCCAGCGTGGCCAGCATCAGCTCAGCGCCCCGGTGCCGGCGCCGGTGACCGTGCCCGTGCCCGTCCCTGCGCCAGCAGGGCAGGCGGTCACGTCAGCGCTCGTGCCGGTCACCGTGGTGGTCACCGTGGCCGTCCGGATGTAGGCATCGAGCCGCGCGGCAAGGGCGTTGGCGATGGCCTGCGCCTTGCTCTCGGCGGTCGCCTCGGGGTCAAGATCCTCGAAGATGGCCTGCAGGTCGGACTTGAGGTCCGCCTTGAGCTGCGCCACGACCATCGGCATCGACTACTCCAACTTGACCGTGGCGCTGTTCAGGACGGCGCCGTCGACGTCAGCTGCCATGGCGCCGGCGATCGCCGAGAACAGCCCGGAGCCATAGTCCGTCGTCGCCCCCGTCAGCTGCCCGGGCCCGGAAGGCGTCGCCACCTGCACGCTGGCCAGCAGCTCCCGGAGCCCGACAAGGATCTTGAGCAGCACGTCCCCGAAGGGAGCGGGGTGGCCAGCCTGCGATGACCCGAGGCGGATGTCCGTCCCTCCGATCACGCGCACCGCAGGGTCGCCCTCCGGCGGCGGATTCGTCGCGTCGTACAGAGCACCGAGGCAGAACCCATCGGTCTGGTCCGGCGGATTCATCAGGCACAGCACGGCCTCGCCGAGCGCCGGCATGTCGTTGTCCTGCGCACCGACGGTGCGGCGCTGGACGACCTGCAGCGGCTGCGACGTGACCCCGTCCCGATCAGCAAACGTCACCCGCACCCGGGCGCCAGGCACATGCTCGGCGACCTTCCCGACACGGATCAGCCCATCGAGCAGCTCCGCCATGCGCCCGTTGCCAAGGATGCCGTCGCTCATGCTGCCGACCGCTTGATCTTGAGACCGACCGTGTACCCGCCGCTGACGGCGTGGGTCGCGGTCTCGATGAGGTACTTCCCGTCGAGCTTGTTCCACCCAGCGAGGCGGATGCTGTTGCCCGCGACCAGCCGGACGTCGCCGACGACGTTCAACGAGCCCTCGGCCTGGTGTGACTGCGTCGCGGCCAGCCGGGCCTTCGCCAGCGCCTCAGCCTCGGCCTTCGAGCGCGCCCGCTTCCGGATCACCTCGGTAGCGTCGACATCGAAGCTCTGCGGGATGATCGCCGGCGCAGCCTCGACGCCGAGCTCGCCCAGGATGCCCTCCTCCATCACCGGCCTCGACAGCCCGAGCGGGTCGTCAGGATCCTCGGTGGCGGTCTGGGTGCACTCCTGCAGCGTTCCGCTCACGGGGTCGCTGTAGATGACCTTCACCCGCGGGATCGACAGAAAGGCCTTCACCTCCAGCGACCAGCTGATGATTCTCGATTCACCGAGGGTGTAGCTGACGACCTCGTCCTTGGCTGCGTAGACCGCCAGGTCCCAGACCACGAGCTGGCCGTCGGTGACCTTCAGGGCGAGGTTGTACGCGTCGCACATGCGGCCGAGAAAGGCCAAGTCCGTCTCGCTGCTCTGGTCGACCCGATCGATGACCTCGCCATCGGGTGCATCCCAGACCAGGGTCATGCGGGCACTCGCTGCGACGTCCGCCGCAATCGTGGCCAGCGTGGCCGATTCCCACGCTCTGCTGCGCTTCGTCTTGCGCGCCGCCAGCCCGGTCGGCACGCTGACCCCGCCCAGCGTCACCTTCGACGGCGGGCCGCTCAGCCCGAGCTTGTCGACGGTGAAGGTCCCGCAAAACAGGCTGCCGCCGCCCTCGCCCCACTCGTCGGCGTGGATCCGCACCTCGACGGTGTCGCCGGTCCCGGGCAGCCAGTCGCCGCGCCAGAGGCCTTCGCGGTCCTGCAGCTCGAGCGAGACCTCGTCGGCCTTGCCGCCCTTGTTGTCGATGTAGGTCGTGCCCAGCAGGTACGGCGCCAGGTCCGCGCTGATGTCCTTGCTGTCGTAGACGACCTCGACCCAGCTGCGGCGCGCCAGGGTCACGGCCGCCGCCAGGGTCACGGCCGCCGCCAGGGGGGCAGGTTCGGCGACGTGTCCGGCGTCGGAACCACCGGCACCGTCAGCACCAATCCGGCGGGCAGCCGCACCAGGTAGGCGTGCGCCGGGTTGGCCAGGATGAGCAAGTCCATGTAGCGCTCATCGCCCAGCAGGGTGTAGGCGAGCGCATCCCAGGTGTCGCCGCTGGCGGTGGTGTGCTCAGCCATAGGACAGCCGCTGTTGCTGCTCCAGCGCCGCCTTCATCTTGGCGAGCAGGTCGTCCGAGGCCGCTTTCAGGGCAGCGGCCAGACCGGAGCCCCCGGCCTCGCCGCTGGTCACCGTGATCTGAGGGTTGAAGTTGACCGAGAGGGTCTGCGAACGGTCCACCCCGCCGGCGGCAGAGCGCGAGCCGACCCCCGCCAGAGCGCTGCCGATCGGCGCGGCCGCCTCGCCGCCGAGCATGCCGCGGAGCTTGGCGAGGTTGGGGGCGTCCCCGGTCGGAGCGTTGGCGATCGCCGCAGCGCCGGCGCCGACGGCGGCACTTCCTACGTTTCCAGCGAGCCTCGCCGCGTCGACGGCGATCCCCACCCCGGGCAGCAGCGACAGCAAGTCGAGCACCCGGCCCAGCACGCCGGCGATGATGGAGCGGACGACCCCACCCCACTCCTCCCAGATCCCGGTCAGCCAGCCCATGAACGCGGTCCAGTAAGGCTGCAGGACGCCGCCGAGCCAGAGCACGGCGCCGACCGCGGCCCGCACCGCCCCCCAGGTTGCAGTGCCGAGGATGGCGACGATGGTGCCGAAGATCCGCATGACCTGAATCGCGCCGCGGACAGCGGGCCCGAACACGATCCAGAGCACCTCGGCCGCCGCGCCGATCACCACCCCCGCCACGGCACCGAACGACCGGACGGCCGCTGTCATCGTCCCCCAGTAGTGGATGATCGTCGCCAGGATCAGCGGCACGATCGTCAGCGGGGTGAGCAGCAGGCCGACAACGACCGTCAGCGCCTTCACCGCTGGGCTGGCCTTGGAGAACCAGCCCACCAGGTCATCCCAGAAGACGACCAGCGCGGCCGTGGCGGCGACCAAGGCCACGATGCCCGCGACGACCCAGACGACCGGGTTGGCCCAGAGCGCAGCGGCGAACTCCCAGGCAGCGGGCGAGGCCGTCAGAAAGGCCACGCCCAACTTGGACACCGACCCGGTCAACAGCTTGAAGCCCGCACCGGCGAGGATGAGGTTGTCCCACCCGCCGGCGAGTTCGGCCGCCCGGGTCGTCAGGACCGCGACCCGAATCGCCAGGTCGCGCATCGTCTCCAGCAGAGGGATGATCTTGGGCAGGGTCTCGACGGCCCACCGGGCGAACCGTTCCGCAAGTTGGCGGACGAGCGCCTGGTTCGTGCGGAGCCAGTCCGCGAGACGGATGAAGAGGTCGGTGAAGGCCGGCAACAGAGCGGCGCCGAGGATGTTCTTGAGGCCGGCGAGGGTCATCTGCAGGTCGATCAGGCGGTCGCTGAACGCTGCCGCGTCGCGCGCTGTCTTGCCCGACAGGACGTTCCCCGTGGCGCGCGCCTGCTTGCGCATCTCCTCGAGCCCGGCCGACCCGCCGGCGAGCATCGCGCCCAGCTCACGGGCGCCCCTGCCCAGAATGGCCTGAGCGGCGGCAGCGCGGCTGGCGGCGTCCGGCATCTTGGCGAGGCGATCGGCGACCAGCTCGAGCGCCCTGTCCGGGCTGACCTTGCGCAGCAGGGCGAAGTCCAAGCCCAGCGCGGCGAACGCCTTCTGCGCCTGCGCTCCGCCCGCGGCCGCCTGGCCGAGGGTCATGCTCATCTTGTTGATCGCCACGTCCAGCGCGCCCACCGGCACGCCGCTCAGGGACGCAGCGTACCGCAGCTCCTGCAGGGCCTCGATGGTGATCCCGAGCTTCTGCGCGTCCTCTTCGGCTGCGTCGGCAGCGTCCGCCGTCGACTTGGCCAGGGCGAACAGGCCACCGCCAGCGGCAGCGGCAGCGGCCCCCAGCCCGGCGGCCATGACGAGGGCTTCGGTGCCCACGCCCCTAAACGCCGTCCCGATGGCGCCCCACGACTCGAGGGCCTTGCCACGGATCGACAGCTGGTGCGCCTTGCGCTGCAGCTCGGTCAGCTTCTTGCCGGCCTCGCCGGTCGCGGCGCCGAAACTGGGCGCGAGCAAGCCGCCGATACGGAAGGCCAGCTCGTATGTCCGGCCCTTCGCCACGCGTTACCCCTTACCCGCTGCTGCCTTGATCTCAGCGGCCACGGTCTCGGACCACCTGTCGATCTCGACCAGCGGCAGCGCCAACCAGAAGTCAACGGCGGTGGTAGTGGCCATCGCGAGGCGCACCGCGGCCTCTCTCAGGAGTCGGTCGACATCGCCTCCGCAGCCGCTTCGAGCAAAAAACTCTGCACCTCGGTCTTGATGCGGACGAACACCGGCATGGGCAGCGCCAAGAGCGCCGCCTCGGGCACGCCGGAGCAGAGCGAGGCGATCCCGAGGAGGTACCGGTCGTCCGTCTCGGCGTTCATGACCGGGTCTCGCGGGCTCTGCTGCCGGATCTTGCGCGTCACGGCGAGCGAGTCCGCCCCCGTCAACCTCTCGAAGGCGAGGATGATCTGGGTGTAGGTGACGTCCTCGTAGGTCAGCGGCTTGGACAGCGTGATGATCATGCTCAGAGCCCCAGCGCCGAGCGGGTCGTGGCCAGGTAGTCCACCCCGTCGATGACGCAGACGAAGTTCAGTGGGTCGATCTCCACCTTCGCCCGCCCGGCGAGAAAGACCTTCAGGTAGCGGAGGCTGAACTCCATGCTCGGCTCCATGGCCGCGGCGGGGGCCATCGTGCCGAGGGGAGCCGACTTCGGGATGACCCGCATCACGATCTTGACGGGCAGCACGTCGAAGGCGCCCGTGGCCGCGTTGAAGCGCTGGATCGCGCCGCGCAGCTCGAGGGCGTGGACCTTCGGGGCGGTCAGCTTGAGGGCGCCGTCTTCGGTCACCCGCCACTTCAGCGTCGTGCTCATCGGCCCGTAGTGACCGACGGTGGGGCTGTCGAGCTCGCCGGCGATCCCCGCGCCCTTGATGCTCTCGCTCAGCGCTTCGAGCGTCGGTAGCTCGACGTCGGCCAGGCCCAGCTGTCGCAGGTTTTCGGCGTAGACCTCGAAATTGATGAGCTTCTCGCCCACGATGTTCGCCATCGGAGGTTCTCCTCTCAGCTTGGGGCGGAGCCCTCGGTCAATGCGTGAGGGTCAGGGCCGGGTCTAGGCGAACAGCGCAGCGAGGGCCGTCGCGTCGTACTCGATCAGGAACGTGATGCCCTCGGCCGGCGGCGGCGGGCTCCAGTAGATCCGGAACGTCGCCTGGCCGTTGAGCAGGTCGGCCGCCGAGTTGTCCGCCTCGGCGAACAGGCACTCGCCCCCGAGGATGGCGCCCTGCCCCTTCAGGCCGTTGAGGTAGATGTTCGCCGAGTCCACGATCGAGTCGATCAGCCGGCGGTTCATCGCCGCGTCCAGCTGGCTGAAGAAGGTCAGGACCAACGTGTTGCCGAGCCAGAGGTTCATCCGGCGGATCGGGATGAACACGTCCTTCGGATCGCTGCTCGCCGGGTACCCGGCGGTCCGGTTGCCCCAGCTGCGCCAGCCGGTGAAGTTCAGCGCGGTGAAGATGCCGGCGGCGTTGAGCACGTTGGCCTGCGTCTGGGTCAGGAAGACCTCGGTGCCATCGTCCAGGCAGCAGCCATCGATCTGCATCGCCCGGTTGGACGGCGAGACGTAGGGCACCCCGCCGGCGGCCGCGTCGGTCTGGTTGGCCAGGCCGATGAAGTGGCTGGACAGGTGGTGCCTGACGCCGCCGATCTCCACCCGGGGCCAGCAGCAGACCAGGCTGTTGGAGGTGTAGCCGTTGCTCGACTTCCAGGCCGCGGCCTCGCTGTAGTCGGCGATGTCGTAGTCGTCCGTCGAGAGGTCGACGACCGCCAGGGCCTTGAACGCTCCGTTGATGTTGGCGGCGCGGGCGACGACCGCGGCCATGACCGCTGCGTCGTGCGACCAGCCGACGGCGGCGACGATGCCGGGGGCCAGCTGCAGCTGCGGGTAGCAGTCCTCGACGCAGTACAGGCCCTTGTTCACCCCGCCCGCCGTGGTCGTGCCGATGATGTCGGCAGCCACCACCCCGGTCGGGTCGAGCTTGTCGTAGGTGATCTTCGCCCCGGGCAGCGCGCCCGACCCCATCAGGCCGGCGGCCAGCCGCGTGATCACGGTGTAGCCGTCGTCGTCGTAGGCGAGGGTGTAGTCGTCGTCGACCGTGTAGGTCACGAGGGCGGGCCCCGCCTCGCCGTTGTCGAGCACCAGGGTCTCGTGGTCGATGCCGAACACCGAGACGGTCTGCGACATCACCGCCGAGAGCCACGCCAGGGTGGCGCGCGCCACCGGCAGCATGTGGTCCGCATCGTCCGGGTCGAGCACGTTGACGACCACGATCGGGCCGACGCCGTAGTCGAAGTAGACCTTTGCGAACTCGCAGAGGCTGTAGGCGTAATCCCCGGCCGCCACGATCTCGTTTCCCATCTTCGTGACGAACTCGGCGAAGCTGGAACAGAGCACCGGCTTGTTGACGTTGGTCCGGTCCCCGAGCACGACCGGCGAAATCCCGACGACGAGCGGGAGCCCGGCCATCGCCTCGATCGGCGGGCGGACGGAGGTGGGCACCTCCGAGGTGTAGACGCCGTGTGCGAGGGTCATTCGGTCTCTCCAGTCCACGGGGCGCTCGGTTGCGTCCAGGTCGTCGTCATCTCGGCCGCCCACTGCGGCAGCGGCTGCTCGTCGTAGATCGTCCAGGTCAGTGGCTTCTCCAAGCAGAACGGCCCGAGGGTCCGGGTCAGGTCGAAGCTGGTCATGACCCGCTGGATCACATTGCCCAGGTCCTGCCATCCCTCGACGGACTCAGAGAACGTCCCGAACAACAGCTTGACGACCACCCGTGCACCGTCCTCGGCATCGGTCCCGGTGGCCGGGCGGACGACCAGGAAGGGGAAGTCGTTCTGATCCGTCGACCGCTTCGGCGGTAGCCAGCCCGCAACGAGCACCGGGGGTCGCTGCGCAGTGCCGTCGCAGGTCTCCAGGCGCAGCTCGGCGACGACCGTCGTCAGGTGCTCTGCCAGCCGACGGACCAGGTCGTTGATGGTCATCGACCGGCCGCCTTACCTGCCGCGTCGATCGCGCGGCCGATGTCGTGGTCCAGACGGGCGTCGAGGCGCTGCTGGGCCACGGCCTCGACGTGACGCTTGACCGACTCCACGCCGAGCAGCTGCGGCACGGCCGGCCCGTAGTGCACCTCGATGGGCATCCGTTTCTTCCCGGTGCGGCTGGCCACGTGCAGGCCGGCCGGACCGAGCCGGACGATGAACGCCCCCTTCAGCGGCTTGCGCCCGCCGGACCGCTTTACCCCGACCCGCAGCGTCGGCTTCCCTGCGCCGCCAGTGCCGGCAGCGGCCGGGCGGGGAGCGTACTGGAACAGCGACGGCCGCCGCTCGACGCTGCGCACCTCGGCCGTCAGCTGCGCCGCCGTTGCCCGTCGCAGGGTCATGGTCTTCTTGACGCGCTCCGAGCTGACCCGGTACTCGCCCCGAACGGCCTTCGATGCCGCGGTGCGAGCCCCTTCGATCGCCCGGTTCATCGCCGAGGCCATGACCTTCTGCGCCTCACCCGGCAGGTGCTCGAGCAGCTTCACCGCCCGCTTGATCTGCTCGTCGGTGAGGGAGATCACGTCAGGTCTCCTGCCGCTCGAGCGTTAGCTCAAGCATCCCCTCGGCCTCGGACACCTGCCGCACGTACCAGCGCACGATGGCCGGGGCGGTCCCGATCGCCAGCCGCTGACCCTCCACCGGCCGCGGGATGAGCCCCGAGGCCAGGTGGAGGATCGTGCGGGAGGTGAACACGCCGTCGATCTGCGGCGGCCCCTGCGTCCGTTCGATGGTGAGGTCGTCGTCCCGGACCGCTGTCACGGTGACGCCGTCCACGACCAGCTCCTCCCCGAAGGCCTCGGGGTCCAGGAAGACCCCGGCGACGTCGAGGGCGAGCTGGTCGCGGAAGGCGGTCATCAGTCACCCCACCGAGCTAGGAGAGGACGGTGGCCCGCAGGAACCCGTTGACCTGCGTCGGAATCGGCAGCGGCCGGGCGCTGACCTTCAGGAAGCGGCCCGCCGGCTCCTTCTGGGTCCAGCTCTGCGGCACGCGGGCCCCGGCGACGAGGCTGATCTTCGCCGCGGCGCCTTCGCCCTCGGCCACCGGCACCGCGCCGTAGGCCATCTCGGTCTGCGCCCGGGTGGAACCGATGACGACCTCCTTGTCGGGGATCATCGGCTGCTCGCCGGTGATGACCGACTCGGGATCGATGAACCACTCGTCGTAGGCCCAGAGGTCCATGCCGGTGCCGGCGAGGCGCCCGAGGTAGGTGGCGCCCTTCACCTCGTCGAAGATCGGGGCGATGATCCCCATCTCCATGCGCCGGGTGTCCAGCTGGGTCCGGAGGGTGGAGTCCGACAGGAGGGCGTCGGCGGCCAGCCGGCCGAGGATTGCCACGTCGGGGGCGAGCCCGCAGCGCTGCACGACCGTCCGCGACCAGGTCCGCAGGTCCTTGACGATCGCGGCGTTGGCCCCGTCCCAGCGCAGATTCGCCGCGGGGAGGGCGATCGTGTTGCCGGCGTTGCGGCCGAAGTCGAGGGTGGCGTTGACGCCGGGGCCCACGATGGCGATGGTGCCGAGCCGTGCGGCCTGCACGCACATCCACTCCTCCCGGCGGGCGATCATGTCGTCGAGCTCGCCGAGGTCCTTGCCGAGCTTGGCCGCGCCGCGCTCGTCGGGGCTCATCCCCCCGTAGAGCGCTTCGCCGGGCTGGCGCTGCTGCAGGTTCTCCGCCGTGGTGACCTTCTTGGGCTGGACCAGCGGCGGGGTGAACGAACGGGTCGTGTAGCCGACGTCGTCGACCACCTGGCCCGCCAGCTTCGGGTTGGAGAACGGGGCCATCAGGCGCACCCGGGTCTCCACGTCGAAGTCGACGTGCTCGGTGTCGTAGGTCTGCGGGGCGCCGCCGAAGAACAGGGTCTTCACGAGCCCCTTGGGGCCCTTGCGCTCGAGGAGCATCTTCCCCATCGTCCGGGGCTCGAACAGGTCGATGGCCATCTCAGCCTCCCATCGTGAGCGGGCCGCCGGCCCGTGTGTTCTCTCGTCTCTGCGCTACGGGCCGCCGGTTCAGACGGCGACGTTGGTCCGGAACAGGATCCCCAGGTCCCGGGCCTGGTCGCGGAAGTCGTCGGCGGAGTCGCCGGGGGCGAAGGTCAGGGCTGCCTCGCTGAACTCGCCGCCGAGGTAGACGGGGCACGCCGCCGCGGCCAGCGACGCATCGGTGTCCTCGGCCAGGACCCCGTAGATGTCCTCGGTCCCGTCGACGTTGGCGGTGTCCGCGAGCTTGACCTCGCGCGACCCGGCCTCGACCGCGACGGTGAAGAGGTCACCGGCGGCGAAGTCCGTGCCGTAGGTGGTGATCTCGAACTCGATGGGACCGGTGTAGGGAGCATCGGACACCGCATCCGCCAGCCGGATCCCGTCCGGGTCGACCACGGAGAAGTTCGTCACGCCCCCGGGCAGGGCCGACGCCGCCAGGCAGGTCAGGACGTAGGTGCCGATCTTGCTCTTCGGGCCGAGGGCTTCCCCGGCGATCGTGCCCTCGCCGGTGTTGCCGGGGTCGGCGGTCGCCGCTCCGATGATGCGCAGAACCTTCCCGAGCACGGTGCCGCGGATCAGGTTCTGGAGCAGCTCCAGCGTCTCGCCGTTGGAGGGGACCGGCAGCACGGCTCCGCCGAACAGGTTGTCCGCGGTGAACGATTCGGTCGAGCTGGACATCGTAATCCTCCCGTTGGAGCCAGCCTCGGCCCCTGATCATCTTCTGGACTGAACTGGTGGTCGGGCCGAGCCCTACTTGCGCCTGGTCGACCCCGCTTCCGCACCGATCTTCACCAGGCGGTTCCGCTCGGCGTCGTCCGCCGTGGACACCAGGGACGGCGGCATCCCGCCGGCCGGCACCACCGCGCCTGCGGCATCCGTCGCGGCGTCGGCGAGGTACTTGCCGCGCTTCTCGCGCTCCGCTTTGACGGTGGCCATGGCGAAGGCCTCGGGCGTCATCGGCTCGGCGCCGTACTTCGCCTCCGCGAGCAGCTCGCCCTGGCCGGGCAGCGCGAGGGCATCCAGGCTCTGCAGCCGCTGGCGCTCGGCGACGATCCCGGCGGCCTTGCCCTCATCGAGCAGGGCGGCCAGCAGAGGGAGGGCCTCGCTGGCGAGCAGGTCGCGGGTCAGCGGCTGGGGAACGGCGGCGACCGAAGCCGGCGGGGCCTCCACGGGCGGAGCGGGCGGTGGCTCGACGACCGCAGGCGGCGCCAGCATGGCCGCCACCCGAGGCCGGAACTGCTCGGGGATCTCACCGAGGCGGTCGACGCTGGACTCGCGCAGCGACGCGGTCACCGAGACGCCGCTGACGACCTCGTGGGCGAAGCCGTCGGCCACGGCCTGGGCCGCGTCCATCCAGGTCTCGGCGTCGAGCATGGCGCCCAGTTCCTCGACCGACTTGCCGTTGATCCACCGGTAGGTGGCGATGATGCTGTTCCTGACGGTGTCCAGCATGTCCGCCGCTTTCCGCAGGTCTGCGGCGCAGCCACGGCCGCCCATCCGGGGGTTGTGGATCATCATCAGGGCGTTGTCGGCGACCCGGATCGGGTTCCCGGCGCAGGTGATGATGGTCGCCGCCGACGCCGCCACGCCTTCGATCAGCACCTCGACCGTCCGGCCCTTCTCTTCGCGCTGGGCCTTCAGTCGGTTGGCGATCGTCAGGGCATCCCAGACGTCCCCGCCCGGGCTGTTGACGTGGACCCGGATGGTCTTCACGCCGGGCGGCAGCGCGTCGAGCTCGTCGATGAACGACTTCGCCGAGACGGTCGGCTCGCCGCAGAAGCTGGGGCCGATCTCGTCATAGATGTTGACGTCGGCCGTGAGCCCATCGGCGAGCGCTTGGAACCGGTACCATTGCCGCGGCTTCTTCATCACCTACTCCTGCAGCAGCCGTGCGGCCATGCTGTTCGCTTCGTTGGCGCTGGCCAGCATCCGGGCCGCCCGCTGGAGGTTTTCCGGCTTGGCCTGCGTCGGGTCGTCCGGGTTGTCCGTCGACGGTCCCCCCGACACCTGCTTGGCCATCTCGCGCCGGCGGGCCCGGTTGACCTGGTCCCAGTTGCCGCCGGTCAGGCCGGCCGTTTCCTGCGTCATCGTCGAGAAGCCGAACTGGACGCGGTCGTTCGCCGCGGCCGCCTCGACCTTCTCGTTGATCTGCCCCTGAGCGGGCCCGTGCCACTCAGCGGAGCTCCACGCTGCCCGCACCGCGAGGTCGTCGAAGAACCCCGGGCAGCTCACCCGGCCCCGGGCGACAGCCTCGGCAAGCCACTCATCGTAGATCGGCTGGCAGAAGCCCGCGGCGAGCCAGGCCCGCCGCGTCTTGACCGTCTTCCAGAACTCGAGGAACGCGGCGCGGGCCGCCGTGTACGAACTGGTGAAGTGCTTTAGCAGCAGCTCGTAGGGGATCCCCAGCGCGCTGCCGATCGGAACGCAGATCGCCCGCACGAACTGGTCGAACGCCGGGTTGGGCCGCCCCGGGTTGACGGCGTTGACCGACTCCCCGGGCGCCAGGCCGACGACCGCTCCGTTGCCGAGCTCGACCGAGTTCAGGTCGGCGGTGTCGACGCGCTCGTCGGGGTCGATGCTCTGGCCGAGCGTCGACGCGTCCGCCGTGGTGCCGGCGCTCGTGATGAACACGGTCAGCATCGCCGAAACGACGGCCGCCTGGAGCTCCGCGTCGTGGTACCGGCCGAGCTGCTTGAGCGACTCGATGACCGGGGCCAGAACCGGAACACCGCGCCGCTGCTCCGGCCGCTGGTGCACCATCAGGTGCAGGATGTTGCGCCGGCCGCTGGCCGTGCCGTAGGCCGGCACCCGCTTCCAGTCGTTGGCGAGGGTTCGATAGCTGACGGACGCCAACGGGTGGTACCTGGTGACGTAGTACGCCACGGGCTCGCCGTAGCTCCCCACCTCGACCCCGCCGAGGATGTTGAGCTTCGAATCCACGATCGTCGGGTCGCACACCCGGTCGGCCTCGATCAAGTGCACCCGCAGGTCGTAGATGGTCCCGCGCCGCTTCATCATCGGCAGCACGGCGAACACGTCGCCGGACATCAGGGTCGAGAGCAGCGCCAGCGCCTGGAGCTGGCCGAAGTTGCACATCCGCGTGGCGTCGCAGGCCGGCGAGTCCGCCCAGAGCCCGAACTCGCGCTCGACGTTGCGCTCCCACTCGTCGGCCTGCTCGTCGGTGAGCCCGAGGAAGTCGGCATCGATCTGCGCCGAGAGCTTCAGCCCGGGCCCGACGGCGTTGGTGACCAGGGTGTCCAGCGCCCCGGTGGCCAGCGGCGTGCCCATGTACAGGTCGCGCGCCCGCTGCCGCAGCACGTCGATGTGCTCGACGATGTCCTCGTCGGGCGAGCCCATT